ATGGTTAGGATTTTACTGTCCACCCTGCTTGGCGAGCGGAGGTGGACACAAGCGGATCTTGCTCGGAAGACAGGAATCCGGCCGGCGACTATTAATGATCTTTATAATGAGATGGCCGAGCGGATTAACCTGGAGCATCTCGACCTCATATGTGAGGCATTGGATTGTGATATCTCAGACATCTTAGTTCGCGATTCAAATAAAGAGAAGCGGATAAAATCACGCAGAGGTATCGCCTTACATAAAAAGAATAAATAAATTGTATTCCTGGACCCGGACTTAATTGCCCGGGTCTTTTATTATTTCAACAACCTGCTCGATCCGGCAGTCAAGTGCAAGACATATCCTTTCGATAATATCCAGAGCTACGTCCTTATTATTATTCAATTTAGCAAGTGTTGAGCTGCTCATGCCTACGAGCTTTACAAGCTCCATCTTTTTAATGTCCTTTTCTATAAGCGTGTGCCAAAGTGGTTTGTATGAAATCATATGCATACCTCCTTTAATTATAGATTAACACATTAAATAGTGACTTGTCAAAATAAAATATCGACAAAGCGAAAATATTTATTGACAACTAAAATGTAATATGGTAATCTGTATATGCAAGGACGATATTTTTAATTAATATGTCGATAAAAAGCAGGGAGGTAACGAAAAATGGCAAAGCTTTATAAGTATCAAGGTACAGTATCCAAATTCAGTTTTAAGGACAACAGACACAAGGCAAAGGTGGATATAATTCTTGGAGATATCAGCGACTGGGATAAGGCTCCGATCAGAATAGAGGCTTTCGGTGCACTGGCAAAATATATCAACGAAATTGAGTGGACAGATGCAGAGGAGCGTTACATCAAGGCCAACTGGTACTACGACAGCAATCTATATCTGCACCGCATAGAAATCCCGACCAAAGACGGACGCATAGCTAAGGTTATCACACAGGCTGACATTCTCTCTGATGAGCTAGTGATTTTCGGGCCACAGGAGTACATTGAGACAGATTCACCGGAACCTATGGACAGCAATCAGAGCGCTGCCTGGTATGAGTTCCGCTTCAATCACTGATAATATACGCCGAGCCGGGGCGGCTCTTTCCCCGGCAGAAAGGATGGATGGTTATGGCAAGTGTTAGAGTTTACCGCAATGATTTACCAGTATGGGAAGTTGGCATGAAAAACGCCAGGACTGGCAAGAAAGTGAACTTAGAAGTTACTGGAGCAACTAACGAAGAAGCTACCCACAAATGTATCCACTTATTCGGATATAAAGGCGATTATATATGGACCGGGACAGGTCCGCTATATGAAGAAAGGTAGGAGATGAATGACAGAATAAAAGAACCCGCCTGACGATGGCCTGCTGGGTACAGGCCGAAACCGATGAACCGGTTTCATACCGGGGAGGTCGCGGGATACCCGTCGGTTCAGGGGATAAGATGCCGCCCCTTTTAATATAGATTGTCCTTTGACAACTAAATAACACTATATAAAGGAGAACGAGCATGGACGAAATGAAAAGAATAGTCATCTGCAAATATTGTGGTCGTCCTGAGTATTACGGCGAGATGCGTTGGCTCAACGGAAAATGCTGCTGCCGTGTATGCTACCGTGCAGACTATGAAGATAAGATCGGAAAGCCATATGAATGGGATGACCTCAACGGTAAAGTTCCAACAATGGAAGAGTATAAAAAGCAGGAGAAGGAGCGTGAATAACCATGGCAAGAACAATAGAACAAGCAAAGGAACTTATTGAGAGCTTAATTCCACTACAGAAGAATCCGTCAGAAGACGGATACATTTTCCCTTGTCCAAGATGCGGACATGACTGTATGGACAAAAATCCGGTAAGGAATGCCCTGAGCCGTAGAGCAAATGTCTACATATGCAACTCATGTGGAATGGAAGAGGCTCTACTCGATGCAGCGGGTAAAGATCCGTTGCCGCTCAATGAATGGGCAATGGTAAAAGGTTTTGACAACGAGTATGAAGAAGCCGAACAAACCTGCAGAGTATGTGGCTGCACATGGGATAACGCATGCGAAGGGGGCTGTTACTGGGTAGAAGAGGACCTCTGCAGCAAGTGTGCTGAAAAAAGCATTATGGCATAACAGATGTTTATACCACAAGAATATAAAAAGCCCCTTATGGCCTGTTGCAACAAGCATGAGGGGCATTTTTTCTTAACTCTTTTATTTGGTGATATTAATGGTAAATTGCCACTTTGCTGTGTTCCCTGAATACCGTCCCCGATTTTCACGAACGGTTACTTCGACCGTGTATGTATTTTTGCCTTTCTTCAGTTCGGATACTGGTATAGTAATTCTTCCACTCCCCATATCCGGAACACTATCAGATTCATATGCGTATGCAATAATAGTCAGAGTAAAATACATTGACTTCTGAAAATAGTTCTATTCATACAAGCACCTCCGATTATATTTAACACCATTATATGATGTTTTTTCCCATAATTCAACAAATAAAAAAAACCCCGGCCGAAGCCGGGGCAAAAAAAGTATATATATACAAGAGGTGCGGTTATGAGGCATTTTCAACGAATTTTCTGAACCCTCTGGCTACAGCCTGAGCCAGATTCTCAATATGCAATTGATCCTTACAGGTATCAAGCGGTAACAATTCGACAATTACACATGTTGTTGAGCCAGTGTTTTTATGCATGGCATAGTAGTCCGAACCTGGCTTGTTCGGGTTTTCACGGCTGAATACCCGCTCTTGCAGTCCTGTTGCCTTTCCGAGTTCCTTGCATATGTATTCAGCCAGCTTTTTACCTTTCTCTGAATGTATAGAATGAATACACTCCGTCCGCCTGCCAGCATTGATATTCAAGTGGATGCTCAGACAGTAATCATACTTGTTTTTTACAAGTGCTTCCCTGGTACCACCAATTGGCAGGTCAATATCTTTGTCCCTGGTGAGAGCAGGACTGTAATCTTTCAAGAGCTCCTGCAGGCGCAGTGCGATGGGTAATGTCAGGTCTTTTTCCCGGTACCCTCCAGACACGCCGCCCCGTTCATTTCCACCATGGCCGGCGTCAATGATAAGAGTGGGAAGTTTCTTCTTTGGTTCCTGCAGTTTCGTGAGTTCTCCCCATGTCTGTGGACCGCAGCTGCCATCGACTGTAATCTGGGCTTTTTTCTGAAATGCTTTTAATGATTCAAATGTGGCCGGCCCAAATGAGCCATCGGCGTCTGTCGGGATTCCCCAGGATGTTAGATACCGTTGCATGAGGTTTACCCACATACCCTTGGTACCTTTCTTCAGGACAGGGAGCTCAGTTTTATTCCATTTACGATACCCACACCAGATATATCCCAGTGCTCTACCGTCATAACATTTGCTTAGCAATATGTCGTTTGCAATTAGGGCAACTGAACCGCCACCGTCATTGTTGGCAGCCAAATGCAATCCTTCCGACAGGCACACTTTTCTTTGCTCTGCTGATGTTAAGCCTTTCTGTAACAATTTTCGTCCGTCTGCTGCTATAAAGACAACCTCTCCGGATGCTTTCTGTCCCATCATCATCCGTGGATTGCTGCTGAGTATTGATGTAAGAAAATGCTCGTTATCCTTGCTTTCTTTGCCATTCCGGAGCAATGCATAGCTGGTACTTATTTCTTTGAGCCCGTTTGGTATGTCGGGCTCGAGATATAGTCTTTCTCCATCGTAAGCAATGTTCAAAAAATAATCTCCACGACCAGCTCCAAGCATTTCGCTCTTTGGATTTGATCCATCAAAAAAAGACCCTGTGGCCTTTAGTGCGGTTACCTCGTCTAACATGGGATTGCCCCATATGTAGTGAATGTTTTCCCGCTTATCTGGAATTCCATTATGCGGTTCTAAGCGTAGCTCCGATGGAAAAAAAGAAACGATGTGGCAGGTAGTATTAAAATACCTCTTACTTGTTATCTGCATCTTTATCACCACTTTTCCCAGGTATCTTTATTAACTTCCCGGCGTTGTCACGCATCAAGCCAAAGACCTTTGTAAGGAAATCGGGAGCGGGTACACCTATTAGTATAAGATTCTGAATTATAGAAAACCCTTCCGTGCCGATCAGGTAGATACATGCCGCAATTCCAATAGCTCCGGACAGCCCCCATTCTACACCGAGATTCTCAACCAAATACATAATGATATAATCTGCTACAAAGCCCATGATGATAACGGGTCCATACATTACTTTTTTCAAGATTCCTTTCCAAGCCCTTTCCCAAGAGAATCCGCTATTCAAACAGCCTTGCACCAACCCGGTAACATAGTCTAGCACAAGGACAAATAGCAGAATAACCATGACTTCTGTGATGCAATTCCAGAAGTACATTAACACAGCGGTGATCAACCCCAGAAATGTTTTAGTTCCAGCATTCTGTGTCAGTTCCATTGTTTATACCTCACTTTCATTTTTGAAAATTATAAGATAGCAGATCATCCTGCCCTCTTGAACGCAATTCTTTATCATATTTATGCCTGCTCTAATTCAGCAAGCTCATCCTCTATTTCTTGCCTTTTTTCAATGCCGTACTTATCTTCAACTTGCTGTAACGTGAATTCTCTAGCTTGTTTTTGCTTCTCTTTTAGTAATACATAATTCACCCAAAATGACATAATTATATACCTCCCTCTAATAAAGCATCACCAAGCATAATGGTGAGTTCATCAACTTTTTCCTGCAATACTTGTATTTCATTTTTTTTAAAATCTAAAAATACAGGTATGTGTTCTTCTCCAGAAACATCTATTTTTTCGACATATTTTCCTGCGGGTATTTCTACGTACATAAAAGGAATACCCACAGGATCTTGTGAGCTACCGTTAATAACTCTTATTATTGTACCTACTACATCATAAATTACCAAACTTTTCATACTTACCTCCTATAGAAATGCAATCCATTTTACTTGTTCTATATAGAATTCCATCCATGGTTCATAATTGCCACCAAAAATAGAAATATTTAATTTTTTATTTAAACAGTCAACAGTCAAAGTTAACGAAGATCCATACACATCAAGAGGGATAGTAGCAGAGGCAGTAGATAAGCCGTCTATATTTATTGTTGTTAATGAGATAGCGCTTGCTTCTGGATAAATTGGAACATCGTATGGACCTGTAGTTGCTACAATATAAGTTGGGCTGTAAGCTAAATATAACGACTCTGTATATTCAACCACATCTCCAGATTCCACACCAACTTGCCCTATTGCCCAAGTGCCTGTATCTAATATACCACTGATACTTCCAACTGCTACTATGCCGGATCCATCATGAAATCCTCTGGGGATATAAAATTGTTGTTCCTGCTGAGTTAAGACGACAGGGTCTTGAAGATAGTAAGCTGGCATTGTTCCAGCCTTGCCTGCAATCGTGGTATCATTTAAAACTTTAGAAGAATCGAATTCCACAGGATTGATTACTTGGTTTCCAGCCAAGTATTGCCCTGCATTAATAATTTGTTTTGACTGTGATGGGTTATAGACATCAGCCGCCTTACTTAGTATTGTGCCCTCTTTAATACCCTCGTCTGTACCGATGGTGTACGGTTTTAGAACTTTGTCCGGGGTAGCATTTCCATACTCACCCCCTTCACCCAACAACTGAAAATTTTCTGAGACGGAGCTGTATCTCAAAGACAATCTGCCGCCTAAAGGCATTTTACCAGCAATAAGAGGATTCCCTTTACCGTCTACAATAGGGATTGCGCCGAGACCGTTCCAGTTGATCGTAGGCTCTCCGGTATTTGCTTGGTGTACCCTAATAACAATTCCCATCCCGTCAACATACTCTAAAGGAGCAGGAACGGTAGATACAAGGTAATTATTGTTTTCTCCCGTAGTAACTGCATAGCCAGAATTCCTCACGTAATCAGCAATATGTAAGTCGATTTGAGTAGTAATCTGCTCTAATGCTGTATTCATCATTCCAACGTTAACCAGTGCTGATGTGTCTACCGTGAACGAAAAATCACTCTCGTTCGAAAAATTAATTACTGCATAGAAGTTCATTGCAAAGTCAGGTATATCCGTTGAAGCAGGAATGGCAATACCTGTTTCATCCTGAAGAATAGCAAACAGGGCAGAGGGGTTGCTGCTGACATGTGCAAATATGCCTACCTGCTGCATCTGATACCCGGTATCCAACCCACAGTTAGAAATTGCGATGTTAAGCTTTTTCCCGTTTGGAACATTAGCTTGACCAACAACAGAAAAAGATTGCTTTTGCTCATTCAGTTCTGTTTGTGCCATTAATGCTGATGGTACCACAGTACCAGTTCCCCCTGCAGCTCCGTCGATAACCAGGGTCTCACCAGCTAATACTTGCTGAAGCATAGCAACTCCAGCGTTTGTTACAACTGCATTATCCCATGCCATATACAGCCACCTCCACTGTAATTTCCATTCTCATACCGGCTAAAGCTGCAGCACTGTAGTTTGTGCAATAACCAGCCGGTACGGCGATATATTCTACACCTTCCAGGTGTGACCGAAGATTCTTGTAATAGTTCACGCCGTCAAGCACCTTTTGATGTTTGATAGGGTCAGCACTTTCATATGTTGCATCAATCAATAGTTTAAAATTATATGGGTCACCATCATACTCGAACCATTCTTCAACTTTTGTGTCCGGGTATATTGCTGATATCGCTTTTTCCACAGCGCCTTTTGTACCTAATGATTTATGCACATTCCAGCTGTCTTTCAGGATTTTGCGCTTTTCCGCCAGACTAAAACTGTAGTCCCACCAATCTACCTTGAAGTCATAAGCAAGAATGTCCAGGACTTCCTCGCTTAATTCATCGATTCGAGCGTAAATTATTGCATCATTTGTGTCACTGGCAAGCTCGTTTAGCTCCTCAGCAATAACCGATGCAAGCGCCTGTATAGATTCATCATTCTTGAGAACGTCCGGGAGGGAGCGGAGAAAATCCACATTGTAGATTGAATTACTCATCTTCATAGCCTCCATTCGTGATGGTTTCTGTTCCAATCCGGGCGACCTCGTTGCTTCCAACAGCTGCATAAACCGGTGCGGGAATAACAACTCGTTTAATTCCCGTCCCCATCAATAAAGACGTTAATTTTGATGGGTTTATGTCTCTACCCATTACAGCACTCTGCCACGATTTATACTCTTCTACGGCAGTTGCAACAGCATTCTCGATGACGCTGGCACTCACTGGACTGTCAGAGGGGATATAGTACGTAAAATTTATGTCATAGCTAACGGTTGTTGGTGCCAATACAGTAACATAATCGGTAAGAGGTCGTACAGTGTCAGCATTTAATGCATCCTCAACAGCATTGATGATTTCTGTACCTGGCAGCTCTCCACCATTCATGAGGATGTATACGTTCACATACCCAGGGTCTGGAGAAGTAACCCTCACGTCCGCTATAGATGGGTTAACTGATTTTGCAAAGTAAATATACGCTCCGATGGATCCGGCTGTTGAATATGTGTCATCGCTTTCACGCATCCGTTTATAAAAGGAAGCGTCATCCTCGGCTTCCGAACCGCCGGCGCTTGTCGTTGTGTTTGCGCAGGACTCAAAATACGGGAAAACATCAACGATAGCTGATAACTGACCAGGCAAATAACCATTCCCAACAACGCCTGCTGTTTGGCATCTTGCCGTAACATCAGTGAATGTGTCACCAATAGCGATATAAGCATCGGCTACTGTCTCGAATGTTAATCTTCCGTCAACGGTGGTCACCCGTGTTCCGGCCGGAATGAGCTGCGCACTCGATAATACCTGTGAGATTGTGAAGCGTATCGTTGTCGTTGCTGCCTGAGCTTGCAACCGTTCAACACCCTTAAAGATTTCAGCCAGACTGTCAAGGTATTCTCCCTGAGCATACCGAGGTAGATTTTGCTTTGCCGCCCAATTAATCAAAACCCGCTGCTGAACGATTATGTCTGCCACCCACACTATGAATAGCCGCTCCGGACTGGCCGGTGCAAGAGTAATCCCGGTCAATCGCTCATAGGCAGCAACAAGGCTTTCAACCAAAGTGTTAGTATCTGTGTCGACAAATTCTATATCAGTAAAACTTCTTTCATCACTCATAAAATATTCACCTCGATTTCAACAGTAGGGATAAGCCGGCCGGTTTCATCCTCTGCAAATGTCACATTAATAACCTCGGCCCGCGGCTCAAATTCAGAAATAGCCTCTTTTATCTCTGCAATCATTAATGGCTTTGCTACTGCCATGGGTTTGTCTATGAACTGCATAGGCAATCCGAAATTACGATAGAGCGGAATGGTTTTCTGTCGGGTGAGCAGGATCATCTTCACGTTTTGCAGGACTGCTTTGACAGGGTCGCTCTCGTTCAACACAATTTTTTCGGAACCTTTTGAACTGACTAGATAGCTCATAGTATCACCTCACGATTTCAGGTATTCAAGTAACTCAATAGAAACGGTAGCACTGGTCAGTCTTCCGTTACCATCGAATGTTCGCATCTTGATTTTATGACTTTGTATTGTCCATTTGTATTTGCCGTATCCCTTTTCACCAATAACCAGTAGAACGGCCTTTCCAGTTCGCTCATATGTCCATATCTTAGAAAGCTCACCCATTGGCTCTACACCTAAGTATGCAGAGAGAATAATCTCAAAAGAAATTTTATCCGGGTTAAGCCCGACAAATTCTGTCAAGGCATCAGTCATATGCCGTTGGTGTTCTGTATACCGGGCTGAGCCTGACCATTGCATATTACCAAATGTTCTTACAACGTCTGAGGATACCTGGAATACGATATCACCAAGACAACCTATCTGCGCCATCAGATCACCCCCAGAATGAAGCCGTCACCATTAAATACGGGGAGGTAAAGAACCAGTACTGTATCGTTTATGTGCGGCATCCAAAAAGAAATATTTGCTTCATGTCCGTGTTCGCCGTCTGTTTCGGTCGTAGAGCTACCTGAAATTTCATGTGAATGTAAACCCGATTGAACAATAGAAACGGTTGGAAAAGGCTGTTGCAACACGCGTAACCATCCTGAAACAATATTTTTGTCCTTGAATATTACGCGAGCCATATTCTTTGAATTATCCACGGAGCTAACCGTACCAATTCGCACAAGGTTTTGCAGTATATTTTCATCCATCAATATCCCTCCAGTACACGACGTAGCCATATTTGTGTGATATACCCTGAGCTACCGACAGAATGATTCGCCTGTTTGATGATATACTTTCCATCCCAGGAACCCCATCCGGATAGATTTACCGTTACACCGGATACAAGGGTAACATTACCAGGTAGAGTAAAACTGGCGGTATATTCATTTTTGTTTTTCTGTCGAAGCATCTTATGAGCCAGCGCCTGAGCTTCAGCTATACTGTTCACTTTTGCAGTGATTTCGAGTATCTGACCGTTTTTGTTCTTCGGGTCATATCCCTCAACATAAGCTATGCTTTCAATCGTTTTCCCTGTCTCTGGTTTTACATAGCTCACCCGACAAGCATCATACTCCATGTCAGCTTTACCAGTGCGAATTTTGTACTTCGTATAGCTGCCATCACCCTTTTTGATTGTCATCACCGCAGGTTTAGATTCATATGCCGCCTGGTCGAAAAGCACGATATGATTCTCTGATGCCTTAAGAGAAATGCCGGCATCCTTGCAAAGTTTCGACAGAAAAGATATATCACTCATGGTCACCTGTTCGACACGCTTGTAATAGGGATCATTTTTCGATTCATACATAGCTTTCATGCCATTCTTTGACGCAATTTCCTTAGCTATGCGTGATAGGGTATAGGCTTCCCATGCTCTGCTTTTCTTTGTTTGCCGTATCTGAGAGCCAAACGGTAGAGCTGTACCCCTAATGTAGATTGAGGACGGAGGACCTCCGGCCTCAATGCTATCAAGCTCAAATTTCCCGCAATTAAGCAGCTGGTCTTTTCCATCACTAAGCCAGTTCTTTTTGATGATTCGGGCCTGTATGCTCAGACCTTTTACAACTGAGCCGGAACTTATTTTGGTAACCTGATTTTCAGCAAACCATCCACGACCATCAACATTAATCGGATAGGGTACACCGCTTCTGAGGTTAAGATGTGTAATAAGTCCCTCGTAGTTTTCGACATATGTACCAGGTGTTCCATCACCATAGCTTGTGTATTGTGGCCGACCCGTAACGGTAACCCGATCCCCGATTGCCCAGTTTCCCGATGCGCTCCCGGATGATGTCTGTATAACCGGGTTCAACCATTTACAAAGCCAGATATCGTCACGGTCTTCAAGCTCAATCTGCAGGTCGTCTGCTTCGTTTTCTTCGTAGTCAGTATAGGTCAGGGATATCAAATAATTCCGGAGTGATTCTGAAATATCTACTCCATTAAAAGAGACTTCCAAATCCGTACGCCTTGCTAAATCTTTCATCCCGTCACCTGCTTCCATGGTGGCAGAGTAGCCGGAACATCCTCAGACACATCAGGCAATTTGAGAGTGATTCCTGCAGGGAATATGTAATAATCCCGATATTCAAGGTTAAGATTTAAAAGCTTGTCTGTGTAGGCAACATCACCCAATTGCGAATATGCTATGCTATCCCACATATCACCTTGCACTGTCGTATAGGTACTCATTCAAATGCCCTCCTTCTCGAATTAATCCCGGCTGATTCAAGAGCATCCAAAACATTATCCTTAATCTCTCTGGTTATTTCTCTTAAATTTGATTTTATGTCAGACGAATTATCAGTACCGGAAAAATTGTATGATGGGGAAACTGTTAGGACAATGGAACTACCACTTACACCTGATTCAGCTGACACTGCATTAGCTGGACTTTGTATTTGCAGCTGTGCATCGATTGCAGCAACAGCGGCGTTTGCCATGCGAGCATAAGCAGCCTCGACAGCCGGAAGCATCTCCTCAGCTCCATCGATGAAACCCTGTATCGTGTTCTTACCGCTCTGAGCTGCCTCTTCATTGAGATCCATTCCTTTAATCGCGGTCTCAAGTTCCATCTGCAGATTATCCATCGAAGCAGCGAATCCAGTTTCCAGTTCCGCAAGTTTATCAGCAACGGTTTTCTGTTCGGCCTGTAATGCCTGCCAGTTTTCAACCATGTTCTTTAATTCTTTGTCCGTCGCACTGGCCATTCCTGCGATTGCATTTACGCTGCCCTCACTTCCATCTGCAAAGCTGGATATCATATCAGCAAGCCCTTCAATATCCTTACTCCGCTCAGTCAACTTGGCCAAGTTTTCATTGTAATTTTGCCAATACTCAATCTGGCTTTCGATAGCATCATTTATTTTCCATGTGGATATCTCAACAACTGTAGAAGCTTCATCCCATAACTCATATTGGCCTTGCACACTTTCAATAGCTGCTTTATAGGATTCCTCGTATGCAACAGTAAGCTCGGCCATACGCTCTGTTATATCCCGGATTTTACCTGACAGGTTATCCGACACACCGCCTGCGTTTCCCGTTTCCTCTGCATAACCAGCAAGAGCTTCGGTAAGTTGTTTTATCTCGGCTTGGTTCTCCTCATAAGCTAACCTTGCTTCTTGTTCAGCTTCGGTAAGATTTAACACAGCTGATTCTGCAAATTTTGTAGCCATTACATAAGGCATTGCTTCTTGAGCGTATCTTCGGCCACCTGCTTCACCATGAAGATTACCAAGCTCTTTCCGTTTTTCTGCTTCAGCTACTTGCGCAGCGGTGAGCTCTTCCTCTGCTGCCGCGAGTTCTCTTATTTGAGTCTGTAAGTTTTCATACAATGTGCTTTCTTCAGAAATAAGAGCCTTGAGCTTTTCATAGTTTGCTGCGTTTCGTTCGCGTGCTATTTCCGCTTCAATGACTGATCTAATTGCATCAGCGCTCATGTTGAGTGAATCGGCATACTGGTCATAGGCAAGGCCAAGCTCCGGCATTGCTTCATTCAGCAATTCGACAACCGCAAGAATTTCCTGCTTTGTTTCTGCGGACTTCCCTTCAACAAGCATCAATTCCTCAAGCTTTTTCATAAGGTTAGTAGCACTTGTTGATTCATCATCCAGGCCGGCTACCGTTTCATCGTAAGCTGCCATCAGCTCATTGTGTGCGTCAATCGCTGCCCGGTGAGCTGCTGCAAGTTCCTCGGAAGTCAGTCTGTTTTCCTTGTAAGATTCTGTTGCATCATCGAGCTTACTTTTCAGTAGCTGTGCTTCTGCGGAGGTTTCGCCCATGGCTGAGCTGACCTGTTCGTATTCTTCCCGCATATCTTGCAGCTGATAATACTGTGCTCTGGATGCTGCTGTCAGCTCCTGTATTTCCTCTTCACCTGTATCGACAGAATCAGCATATGCCACGATTCCAGCTGTTAATGCTGCAATACCGGCGACAACGGCCATAATGACATTCACACCAGGTATTGCAGCGGTGAATGCAGCGGAAGCAACGGCCGCAATTTTCGATATTGCTACGTAAGCGGTAAGCCCCGCAACGGCTGCACCGATTACACCGATAAATGCAGTAACGGCTTTAACCATCTCAGGATTCTGCTGGACAAACTCTGTTATGTTGCTTAAAACGTCAGTCGTTGTAGAATACATTTCCTTTAATGCCGGAGTAAAGTTGTCACCAATGGCAATACGCAAGTTATTGTATGCATTCTGCATGAGCGTCAACTGGCTTTGTGTCGTGGCATACCGTTTCTCAGCTTCAGCTGTAAGTGCGGAGTTCTCGGCCCACGCTCGGGAAGATGTGGCAAGGGTACGATTTAGTAAATCCCCGGAATTAGCAAGAGACAAGACCATTCTCTGCATGCGTGCCTCTGTAATACCAAGCTCATTTAAAGTTACCGTTGCGCTTTTCCCGTTTCTTTCTGTATCCATCAGTCCTGTCACAAATGCTTGTAAAGCAGTGACCGCATTTTCGCCCCAGGCTTCGGTAAATTCATCAGCTGTCATGTTCGCGATGCTTGCAAATTCCGTGAGGTTATCTCCAGTTTCCACAGCTGTCATAAGCTCTTGGATGAGTTTACTCATAGAAGTGGATCCGGCTTGTACCTCAATGCCAAGCGAAGTAACTGCTGCTGAAAGAGCTAACATATCTGCTTCGGTCATCCCTGCAAGTGAAGCGCTTGCAGCAATGCCCTGTGCCATTTCTGTGATTTTCCGTTCCGTAGTAGAGTAGTTATTACCCAGGTCAACAATAGCGCTTGCTAGATTGGAGTAATACGCCGGATTCATCTGCGTGATATTAGCAAACTGTGCAAGCATTGTCGCACCTTCCTCGGCCGTCATGGTCGTTGCCGTTGCAAGCATAGCCATTACAGTTGAGAAATCAAGCAGGTTTCCTTTTGCGATACCAAGCTGGCCGGCAACTTCTCCGATTCCCGCGAATTCTTCAACAACGATGGGGATATCGGTAGAAAGCAGTTTGATTTCTCCACTCAACGCAGACAGCTCTTCATCTGTCAGGTCGGTTGTCTTTGCCACACCTGTCATTGCCGATTCAAAATCCATAGATGCATCTGTGCATTCGGCGTAAAAATCTTTTATTTCTTTCAGAGCTTTTGCAATACCAACAGTAGCTATAACATCTCCGACTGCTATGAAAGCAGCAGAGGCTTTGGACCCGAAATTGCTTGCCTGATCCGCAGCCTCTTCTTGCTTTTTACTCAGCTCATCAATCTCATTACTGAGCCTTGCAGTTTCACCGCTCAGGTCTGCCGTGTTTATACCTGCATCCTTAAGGGCATTCCGCATTTGCTCCAGTTTTGAGGTCTGAGCCGCAAGGGAGGCGGATGTTCTATCAATCTGCTGCTGTTTGGATAGCAGTTTGTTTTCAAGTGCGGAAGAGTACGACCCGGTCTCATTCATTTCTTTCTGGATATTGTCATATTGTTGCTTGAGAACTTCGAGCTTTTTCTGGCTGGACTCAACCGCACTCTGTTGTTTCTGATATGCAGATATATCCGATTGTGTCTTGCTGAGGGCCATGAGTTCTTTCTGCATTGCAGTAATTGTACCCTGCGCACTTTTAAATGTGCTGTTATAACTGCTACCAAGTTGAGCATTCAACTGGAATAGCATTTCATATTCTTTCCTGCTCGCCATAATGACCCTCCTTTTTTATTTATTTTTGTTGTTAGCAACGATATAATTACTATCCCTAATCCAGGCCACCAGCTCCGGGAGGGGGAGAGATAACCAGAAAGATACAGGGGTATTATTTGTCTTAGCCATGATTAGACACTGTCGTCGGATCCATGATCCTCCATCACCGATTACAGCTCCGACTTTAGCAAAAAAGACCTTGCTGAACTCCGGATTTTGTTGTAATCAACAATAGGCATGTTCTCAAATGCATCTGCACCAATAGGAGCCGTACATGCTCTGGCAGCCAAACGTATAAGGTATTCACCGGAGAAAGTAGGTACAATAACCGCTTTTCCGATCTGCTGCAATTCATTCTCAATTGCAAGACCATCTTTGCCAGTAAGCTTGCCCCAGTCAAAAGTCATTTCGTTATATGTTTTGCCTTGGTATTCAAACGGTTTCCTGAATTTGTGAGTATAGGAGTATTCGCTTTTCTCTGCTTCTTTTTCAGCAACAGCGAATTCATCAGCAACAATAATGTTTTTCATGTTATCACTCATAACTTTTTCTCCTTTCATAAGAATAAAACGCCCGGAATGGAAGAAACCATCCCGGGCTATTGATTATTTTCCGAGTACCCGCTTAACATCAGCCAGGTAATCTACGCCGTTGATAAAGCAAATAAAGTTGAGGGGATCAATTTCCCGTACCTTTTTGCCGTCAATGTATGTAGCCCAGTAACGGACAGCATACTCACCAGAACCATCTGTAGGAGCTGCAGGAGCGATAGACCCTCCGGCATCCTTTTTGGGGACAACAACAAAGATATGTTTTACTGATTGAACAGCCACAGCTCCGGCCACAGTATCTTCAACCTGCTGCGCAACACGCAAATCAATGGTATGGCGCCGCGGTTCCGATAGCTTGATTGTCTGTTCGGTTGTGGTCCGGAAGTTAAGGCCGAGTGTCATGGCATCGAAATGTCCAAGAATGACAACCTCAACATTACCAGCAATACCTGCGCCGGAAATGAGCTGCGTAAGAGCTGTGAGGTCGGGGAGAGTGGCTTTAGCCATTCCGGCATATTCAACACTATCCTCATAGACCGCAAAGTTAATAACGCTTTCGTCGAATTTAGGCATCTACTTTTCCTCCTTCCTTAGCTCAGCGCCGATGGTACATAATCGGCATTGTACTCAAGCACGAAGTCGATTTCCTGCGCTGGACTGGGCGGGGTCATGTAGATATGAACCTTGATGATTCCTGCCATCAGATCGGCCAGCGGGTTTTCGCTGTCCTTAAACTCAGCACTGGCACCAAGCAGATATCCGGATCCAACAAGACCATTAAGCCAGATGTTGCAGGTATCAATGACTGTGTCAATCAGCCTGCGGTTCATCGGCTTATCCAGCTTGCTCCAGAATGTATTGATTAGGGTATTTCCTACCCAGTCAAACATCCTGGACACAGGGATTAAATAATCTTTCACATCAGTGTTGCCTGGATAGCAAGCAGTGAAGTTACCCCAGCATACTATACCGCCCATGAAGTTCAGCGCTGTAACAACACCACCGGCATTCAGAGTATTCGCTTCTACCAGGGTCAGGTTGATTTCGGTACCGGCCGCAACAACCAGCGAATCGCATTTGAATGCCTTGTTCGATGGGCTTTCGTATGGGCAGCCACCGTTTTCGGTGTCAACCGACGCCATAAGACCTGCAAGCTGGGTAGACATGTGATACACATCGTTGCCAAGCTTCAGAAGCGGCCAGCAAACAATCTGGTTTTCGTCAATAAAGTTGTTGGTACCTTTGAGTGCTACGACTTCGCTGTAAACATCAGCTCCACCACTTGAAGCGGTGCTGAGGTCAATCAGCGCTTTGGCTCTAAACATCCCATTAATGCCGGCAGCTTTCGTCGCCATGACAGCTGCTACGTCAGTGCTGTCAGAGAAGCCAGGTGCGCAGATGATATCCGGAACTACGCCGAGGGTGGTCATGCATTGCTCAATCGCTTCCATTCCAGCTGCAACCGCAGCGGCATTCACGCTAGCGGGCGTCACCTTGTTATAAGCAACACTCAGACTTGCTGCAGCATACGCATCACCATCAGCCAGAAGCTCGATGTAGCAGTATTCTCCTTCGTAGAAGACTGAATAATCTTCATCCTTAACGTAGGCTGTACCAGATCCTCCGGCCGGTTTGACAACCAGGGTAGCATCGTTTATCGCTTCGATCGGCAGTGCAATCTTATGATTGACAACATCTTTGTCAGCTGCAGCGACGGATTCTTTCATGGTAACTGCAAGCAGATTCACGAATATGGCAGGCTGACAGCCAAAGAGTTTGAAGTGTGAGTACATTGCCTCACATAGAGTGTAGTTGTTCCATGCTCCTGAGTAGCCCAGTTTTGCCTTTGCCTCCTCGAAGCTCGTTGCAAGTACAGGAGCGCCGACAGTCGCCGGAGACTCTGCAGCTTGAATCGGTGATGTTCCGATGAAGAAAGGAATACCGGATTTTGCAACATTGGGAGTGCCAACGCTGGTAGCCTGCTCGGAGACATAAACGCCATGATTAGCCATTTACATTTCCTCCTTAAATAGATTTGCCGAAGCAATCTTCGTGTAGTACACGTTCAGCAAATTGCCGGCAGTTTTGACTTTAATACGATCCTCAGCTATGGTCTTATCGGTGGAGATCAGCTTCCCGATCAGCGGGTACTTCTCAATGGCAGGAGCCAAAAAAGCTTTTGTTTCTTCAAGCGACTTGCCATAGATGGTACCGGACTGAATCACGCCGCGAATGCTCGGACCGATATAAACACAAAAAGACACCGGTTTCCCGATATGCTTATTCGGCTCTTCATCGGGAACGCCGGCGTCAATGATTGCCTCCTCGTGTACTATAGGCTTGTTGTCTATAGCATCCGATTTGGAAGGTTTCTTTTTTACAGCCATGGAGTTCTTACCTCCCTCCTTATTGCCGGGAGTATCCACGTGCTTATCATTTCCCCGGCATAATAGGGAGCGGTGTCTTCGGGATATATTATACTTTCAAGCCCGGACTCAAGGTCGAGCTGGAACTGATCCCCGATGACCACCTGCTTCAGCAGATGGATACGCAGCCGCTCCATGAGATTTACTAGCATAAGCGCTCCTTCTTCCTCGTTATCGTTATAAACACAGAAGATGGAACGCACAACCGCTGAACCAGTTATATTTTCGCCTTGAGGCTGAATGTCCTTGTTGGTAATCAGCTGATGGATGATGTACGGTGCTTTCTTTTTTGCTTGACTGCTGTAAGGAAGGCGCATCAAATGAATATCAGCTGCACGGTATTTTTGCTCTGCATCACCTTTTTGCATCTGAACCGGCATGATGATATCACCGATCGATTCATTTGTGAACTCTTTAAGCTTTTCCAGAAGCGTTACTCGATTCATGATTTACCTCCCCATCCATTAAGGACTCTTGTTATTTCGTGTTCTATACGGTATTCATAAGTTTTCCTGATTTCTTCACCCATCTTGTCCACAGTTTCTTCACGATTATAGAATGCCTGTACTGACGACGGACCGAATAATTCTCTGATAGGATATCTTTCATCCGTTTCCCTCTCGAATACACCAGTGTGATTTCCAACACGAGCAATAAATGCCTGATCAAGAATTTGCCGAACATTTTTTCTCAGCACTCTTGTGACAACACGACCGCTTCTGTCTATACGAGTATCATACTGCATAAGCGGAATTACATTTCCACGATAACCAAAAGTGACCGTGTAAGATCCTGCACCATCTTTGACAATTGTATTGATATTCTTTGTCCTTTTTTTTAGCTCGCTCTGACTTATGGCGTATTCCTCAGAAACAATCCTCATGCCTACTGAAAGTCCGTGCTGAGCTGAACGCTTTATTGCGCTGCCGACAGCTCTGTATACTCCACCAGGAATACCTGCAAGCAATTTTGTGACCCGATCAAGCTTTATTTCTCCAACTTCATCAAAATATACGGGGCTCATTCGTCTATCGCCTCCAGTTCAACACGGACCATGCCCATCTCATTGACGGAGCTCCCAACATAAAATTCCCTGAAAAAATCTCCATCACTGATTTTGATTTTTGTCCCTTTCTCCGGAACTACACCGCCAAGGTCGGAAGCGGCACAGTGCAAAACAGAGGTAACAAGAAACAGGCCCTGAACATGGTCTGACACAAGCTGTCGTCTATCCTTTTCTTTTATACCGGAAAGCACGATTGGAATATCCTCATAGGTTTCACCATCGTAAATAACGGTATGTATCTCGGCAAAGTCCGTTGCATTGATAAAAACGCGCTTGTTGTCAGCTTCCACCATATCTTTGAATCCGCTCATAGAATCGGATCCTCTGCTCCAAGGTCAGGGGGAGCATCCTCATCATCTTCAGATTCGTCTTCGGATTCATCTTCGGATTCATCTTCGGATCCTTCCCCAAAATATTCATCAAGGGCAGCTACCATGTCTGCCTTTGACATCCCGACCTTGTATTGTAGTCCGCAATCCTCCATGATCACTCGAAGTTCCGCAGCTTTCATGTTAACGTTATACTTAGGAATGTTCTGAGAGTTACCCGCGTCATTAGAGCATGATTTGTCATCAGGAGTGTTATCATTTGTACTTTGTCCGTTCACCTCGCCTACGTCTGTTGCAACTCCTTTATTGATGTCTTCTTTTGTAGGTTCCCTGAGTACATGTTTATCTTTTGCGTATTTTGCTACACCCTCGGAAACAAGACGGGCCTCAAGCTCTTCGGAAAAAGTCTGAGGCCCGTCAGAAGCTGTAAGTGCAACGGAGGTTTTGCCTTTGTTATGGATTACCAATCCGGTAATGATTACTGACATAAGCGACTCCTTTCTAACCCCTTATCAGGCGTTGGCCTGGAAGGTTATCCAGCTGCCCTTGTTGTTAGGAACAAGCAGCGGACGGCTGGCGAGGTAGATATCTCTGCTGTTTCCGGTAGGATCGCTTACGTACTTCGGTACGCGTCTGCCGGCTCTGGTGTGGAACAGGCCATCTTCCTGCTCAACCTGGGTCACGGCGCCGTAAAGGGTGCGACCTACATTCGGAGCAGCCAGAATTGCGTATTTAGCGGTGATGAACGGAGTATCGGTTCCGTTATCGGCCGTGTATGTTTCATCGTAGCTGAGTACGTTGATGTAACGACCATTCACGTTCAGCACACAAACGAGTGCTGCACCTGCAGGGAGCTGTTTCGGGTCAACCTTACCAAGCTCGTAACGCTTGTTATCCAGGAATTTCTGAATCGTGTCATCGTTGATGATCGTGTCGGCTACATCGGGAGCACAGACAAGGTCTGTCGCCGGAAGACCCTTGGAAGTAATTTTGCGGATAAGTACAGCCAGGTCACCGAGGATATTTGCGCCATTTTCGTTCCATTTCGTGGTCAGCGTAGCTATATTCGGATTGCTGCCGGAATAGAACTGAATTTCCATTTCTTCATACTTAGATGTGTCATCAGCGATATGCTTCATGACAAGTTTGTTGTTGAGCAACAACTCAGCTGACATTGCTTCCTCGCGACGAGCAATCATGTCGTCCATTTCCTGCATGTCTTTGAAGATGAGAGCTGCCTGACGCTGCTCAGGGGTGAGCTGTGTGAAAAGAGCTTCACCAAACCCGCGCTTGTTCAGATCGTCAATTGTCAGCGGCCTTTTGGGAGCGATGAACGGGGGAGTATAACGCTCCATGGTGTAGCCTTCACGAAGAATTGTCACTCCACCTTTCCTTGGTGCGACGAACGGTGCTAATTTCTTGTTACCGTCCTTAAATTCCATCAGAACGTCATCCGTGTTGAAAATGTCAGTTGCGTCGTTGGTGGGGAAATAACGGTCCCTCAGGAAGGTAACCGGGCGCACAAGCTGACTAGCCGAACGGATCAACGCATGAGATGAGAGAATATTAAGTGTTGCCATAATTTCTATGACCTCCTCATTATAAATTCTGCGACTAAGCTACTGAGAAGCCGTCGCTAAGTAATATACCAACGTCTCTAAGTGCTTCCTTAGCACCGCTAGCGAGCGTGGCACCATCTTTGATGATCAGTTTGTTCTCGACAAAGTGACCGGTGCGGTATGCAAGCGCTGTAACATCAGCTGCGGTACCAACCTCAACATCTTCTGCAAGTATGCAATTTGCGGTTAAGGTTTCATTTGATTCCGCTGTTGTGCCGTGTATTACGTATTTACTATCGCCTGCAATTCCGGTAGAGAGGTCAAGCAGCGTTCCGCGTTTGAGTGTTGCTGCTGTGGCCAGCTTCCGGACGGTGATGTGAAATACGTCGGCCGGGGGCCAAGTTGATGCAATCAACCCATCGTGTGGATCGATTGCATTCGCTTCATAAAGATTTCCCATAGTTAGACCTCCTTGTTATGATAATGAGATTGCATCATTGAGCAGGATTCCGATACTGCGGAGCTTTTCCTTAGTAACGTCTGTTATCCCGCCCAGGGCTTTTGAGTTGTATAAAAGCTTGTTCTGATTGAAAATGCCGGTTCGGTATGCCCTTGCAACTACCGTCTGACCTCCTGTTGCTCCGGTATCGACGTCTTCTGCAAGGATCAGGTTACCCGCGGCAATACTGGCCTCGCTGTATGCATAGGGGCAGACCACTTTCACCTTTGGTGTGTCGTAGTAGTCGCTTGTTACAACCAGAGTAACCGTTAGCGTATTTGCGGAATATGTCGGCGTGTAGTCCGTGGTCTTTTCAATCGGAATGTAATCGGGATCGTCATATTCGCAATACACTTTTACGCTTGAGGTGTACGTGTAATCCGTCGAGTCGATCATCGTAATCGTCAGCACGTCGTTTGCATAGGCCGCCGTAAAATGAGTATCTGCCGTCAGCGTATCATACGCTGCATAGTCGCATGTTATAGCCAGAGTTGCAGCAGAATAATAGTCGCTGGTTTCAATAAGTGTAATGGTCAGAGTATCCGTTTCATAAGCTACGGTATAATCCGTATCTTTTTCAAGAGTAGCGTCTGAAGCCATTACAATAAGGGTCGCAACGTCGAGACCCGCTGCGCTTTTGGTCGCAACGTGAGAAGTGACCGAAAGAGAATCATCGCTGAGCAGTTTCTTTGCTTTGACAACGAGTGAAGTATCGTCCAGCCCTACCACGTTAATAACAACTTTCTTTTCATCATTGGGTTTCTTAGTCTCATTCAGGAACTCGGCAGCAAACACTTTTAAATATGTTGTGTCAAGGCCGGCCTGTGACTTTGTGGCGACATGAGCAGAAACCGTTAACGCTTCGACAAGATCATCTGTGATGTCACTGCCCCAGGGGATAAGATTGCCGCTTGAATCTTTGGCTATCAGGTACCCGCGGCTCAGCTTCCCATAGCCGGATGCAAGGGAAGCGTGGATAATGTCTTCAGGGTACGCGGAGTTGAGCAAGCCGTCATACTCCAGCGATCCGAGAGACTCATTCAGGATGATGCTCATGATTATCTACCTCCAATGGCTTTTTTTGCTGCTTCTATTCCTGCATCAACTGTTGCTTCAACCTTTTTTACGGGATCGTCATCTCCACCGTTAGGAGCTGCATTGACATCAGCTGCGTTGGATGCCTGGTAGTCTTTCTGAGTATTTGTAAGATGCTGATCTCCAAGCTTGGATTGCTTTTGCATAGTCCTGAAAGCTAACTCCTGGGCAGTGCAAGCTTTTTCGCCGTACTTGGCTTCTTTCACCAATTCGGGATCGTTAATCGCAGTTGCAATGTCATCAATTTCCTGCTGACGCTTGCGTTCAGCTTCAACAGCTGTGTTAATAGCAGTCTGATCTGCGGCAGAGACGGCAGCTTTCACCTCTGCTTCAATTGTAGTTGCAAGCTCAGGATTTTCTTTCCTGAGTTCTTCAAGGTTTTTGGCCATAATGGTGTTACCTCCTTCGCTGCCGGGATTTGCCGGCATATTGTTATTTGTCTGAACCGATGGCTTTACATCGGATTTGACCGTTTTAATAGTTGGGATTCTCTCAGGTAAACTTGAGAGTGGATTACTTAGGTGCATTGCACGCCCGTTGACAAATAGGGTGCTACGGTCTGCACTGGCAGCTATTTCTGGAGCATCACCATCCATGAGTTCGTCAGCAAAACCTTTTTCAATGGCTTCTGTACCGGTCATGTAGGTTTCATCTGCCATCATGGTCATGATTTCTTCTTCTGACATTCCTGTCTTGCGCTTATAAATTGCAGCCTGTGCTTTGTCAACAGCATCACTTTGTACTGCCATATCTCTCAATTCGTCAGCGTTAAAACCGCCCCATATTCTGCGCCAGCTTTTATGTATCATAATTAAACTGGATGCATTAACCTTTACTGTTTCAGCCGCACACATAATAAGTGAACCGCCGGACATGGCCACGCCGTCGACAATAACCGTCTTTTTTGCTTTGAGTTCTCTCAAGCGGTTATGGATGGGAATAGCTGCATATGCATCACCGCCTACGCTGTTTATCCGGATTGTGATATGTTTGGCGTTTGATACCTGTTTCAGGTCCTCAAGGAATTCATCAAGAATGATGTAATTCCCTTCAAGGGGTTCATCTGTCCACCAATTTCTCGGCCGCTCCTGGACGATTTCACCGTACATGACAATCTCGGCTTCATCACCATCGACAGTTGCCATAGTGTAAAAATCACGCTGGATATTGATATTTTGGGGCTTTTGCCCAAGCATGCCTTTTAAAAAATTAGGCATCTGTTTCACTTCCTTCCGTTTCTTCATCAGCCAACGTGGCCATGTAATTGCCACCACCAGCATTTTTAAGCAGCTCGTTTTCTCGAGCCAGCTGCTCCACATTTTCTTCCCAGTCGCCGCCATCCATTTCAACCGTGACCTGCTCATGCGTCTTGAAGCCACGGTCAACCAACATAATAGCTGCTTTGGCTTCCTTTGTCGGATCCAGCTGTCCTTGTGCCGGGCCGATCCATCTGGCGCCGCTCCAGGCTGCACGAATCAGAGGATCATTAAAAAAGCCAGGTGCTTTGATGCGTCCCATGGCGACGGCCTCAGCCAGCCATATTTCATACACCGGCTGGCAGAAATCATTTACGAACCATTGCCGGCGCATCTTAAAAGATTCCCATGCATGAAGCAAAGCACCGCGGCTGGCAGAATAGCTGGAATTAAAATTCTTCAGTAGGATATCTTTCGGAATTTCAAGAGCTGCACCGATTAGCTCACATATAGTTTCAACAAAATCTTTAAATCCGGAAGTGGGGATGTTCGGATTTCCGAATACGATATCTTCGTTTTCCCCGAGGTGATTAATGGTACCTGGTCCCATTTCATATTCATTCTCACTCGATGAAATGTTATCAGGCTCCTCATGCAGGCCTACAACATCCCCGCCACCTGTTTCCTCCATTGGAATTTCTGTCGGGTCAGTGTTCGTCTTTATCCATGCAGTGAAGAATGATTGTATCAACGCTGCCATCAACTCGCTTTCTGTATAGCGACGCAGCTGCAGCAATTCTTCAATGACAGGGGCCAAATAAGTAACGCCCCTATATTGGTCAGGGCGCTCAGCATCCATAATATGAAGAATATTTGGAAATCCGGTAAACTCACCGTATGCCGGAACTCGTACCCATTCTGTTTTTTCACTTGTCAGCTGATATGGGTATGTATTCCTGATGTAATACGCAACAATCATTCCCTCTTTGTCTACTTCCACACCATCATAAATGCGGTTACCGTTTTCGGCTTTGCCATCTGTAATACTCAGCGATGAAAGCTCGGAGGACTCAGTCGGCGTTGAAATACGATCCGCTTCAATAAGATGAATGCGTAGGGAATAGGGAGAGGCTTTTGATTTGTTATATCGTTTAATCAATGCGAATACATCACCGCTCATAAGCCATGACATAAGTGCTAACTGTTGCAAGCCAGCAAAATCATTCACGCCAATAGCATCACAGTTTTGCTTGTGATTCGCCCACATGGCAAACTCTGCTTCGGTACGGCGCTGCCATTCCTTTGCCGCTTCGGGAGTCATTCCTAAAATATCGCGGTCAATCCTGGACTTGAATTGCAGCCCCATCCCGATGATGCTTGTCCTGTTGGTTTTTATGGCCGATGCTGCAACGGGCGATGCCATATACAGTATGCGTCCGCGCTGCCGGAGCGTGTTATTGTTCCAGTCAATGTCTTCACGCGGACTGCCTGATTGAGCTAAAAATGCTTTGAGAGCTCTTTTATAAAGGCTTGCACCTGCTTCACTGTAGCCTTTCGCTTGGGGTCGGCCTATATGTTTATTGTTCAATTTATCGCCTCCAATCATTGCATAATAAACAGGATATCCGGCATCGAAAGGAGCAAAGTATACCGGATATCCTATGGCAAAGTCCTTGCGGACATATACCCGTTACCAGTTGCGCGGCACGATTCCGAAAGCCTTTCTTGCTTTCCTGCCGTTTGTCAGCGCTGTCAATTCGTCGACCTTCTTTTCAGCTTCCTCAATCTCTTTCAGTAGGGCGGGAAGGTCGAAGCGAGTGAGGGAGCGGTCGTCGATTGTATAACTTTGCACACCGCCGTCAACAAGCGCGAGATAAGCAGCCCGCATTTTCACAAGCGCGTCTTGCCAGAATTTGAGCCTGATTTTCAACTCTGTCATATTCGCCATTTTAATCACCGTCCTTACCAATCATCAAAATATTTGTTATGCGCCGTTCCCTTGTTCCTTTTGCGGACCGTTTTCTTTACCTGCTTAGGGGCTGGCGCCGGATTGTAATTATCACTCTTTGCTGCCTTGAGACGCTTGTCTATAGCGTCCAGGTCAACAGGTAGTGCCTTGAATGCTGCCATAGCATAGTTGCGGCAGTCTAATGCTTCATTACGCTCATGGCCGGGGATCTTCTCCCACACCCATGGGTTTTTACGTTCGGGTTTATATGCAAGCCGCTCAGAGAGCAGGCCTTTGAAATATGCTGAGCCGTAATCATCACGCCGCGGGAAGTGACAATACTTAGATCCTTTTGTCTGTACGCGCAGGTTATCCATGATGAGTTGCTTACCGGCATCGACACCCAGCTGATATTGCCAGCATGTGCCGAGCGATTTCCCGTTGACAACAATCTTCTGTTTCTTTGGCGGGGAAGTGTAGGGAATACCATCACCGCCACGTCCTTTGATACAGAATACTTTTTTTGAAAGCCGAGCTCTGCACTGCAGCCTAACATCCTGGGTAAAGTGTCCGCCCTCATCGACAAATGTCATTGAGATGCGGAGGCCGGCTCCGCTCTTAAAACAGTAGACATGGTCAAGAACATCGTCCAACTGTTTCCAAGTTTCGTTATCATCCGGACGTCCCATGATGATTCCTTTTTTTATACCCCATGTTTCACCAAAGTGGCCATGTCCGACAACCTCAAATTCAAGGCGGTCGTCCTGGGTATCAACACCACAGGTTAAAACAAGTACGCCCTCAGGAAGCTCCGCTTCGTATTCCTCCCGGCGCATCATCATGCTGTCCTCATCCTCAAGGTCGCCACGGTCTTCCCACAGCTCACCAAACCGAGTGTTATAAACGACCTGCAGCTTTTTTGTGTTGCCGATGGCCTGCAGGTATTCCATGATGGTAGATTCCCAAGAAGCCCACGGACTGACAAAAGCATTCAACCAGAAGGAGCGCACTCCGCGCTCATATGCTTCGGGGTTATCTGCGATCCATTTTGCGGGCTGTTTTTTCATCTCAGCTTCTGTAGATATGCCTCCACAGCTTTTGCATATATACATGATATTGCTCACGCTGTATGACTTTTGTCCGGCTATAATCTTTTCCTCATAGTCATACCGGATATCGGAGAAGACAATGTTATGATATTCTCCGCATTGCGGGCAGGCAACGCACCAATATTCCATTGTTCCGGTCACGAATGAAGCTTCAATGGCGCTGGCGTTTTTAATAGTCGGCGTGCTGACCTCAACAGCCTTGGAGTTATAGAACGTTATCTGTCTGGCCCGGGCAAGCTCCCAGGGGTCACCCTCGGTACCGGCTGACAACGCCCATCGGTCACGCTCGTCACCCATGATATAGCGGATAGGTTTTGAGGCAAGGGAGTGAGCCTCGGTCGAGCCGCACATCGTAAGAATGCCCCCGGGGAATGTCTTTTGTAAAATCGTGTTGCCGCTGTCCCGGCTCTTAGGATCAGCAACCTTTGCCCGGAGAGATTTACAGTCTCTGAACATTGGCGCGATACGGAGCTTGGAATAGTCCTTTGCGTCAATGGTGGTAGGATGAATGAAGAGGATCGAGCCCGGATCCTCGTCGATGATGTAGCCTATTATGTTATTCAGCAGCTCGGATTTTCCGACCTGAGAAGCAGATGCCATGACAATACGTCGCACCTTTGGGTCTGTGAATGCATCCATAGGCCCCTGGAGGTAGGGCGTTCTGTATGTTCGCCACGGCCCAGGCTCCGCGCTGCTCTCCGGAGAGAGACGCCGTTTCGTGTCTGCCCATTCCGTGACGGTCAGGTTATCTGGCGGCTTCATTCCGGCCATAGCTTTTTCTATAGCGGAGTTCAGCCGGCTTACGTTACTCTTCGATGTCATAGGCGTCGCCGCCTTCTATGTCCCAGCTCCTGCGTTCCCGGACACGTTCTTCATATTTTTTCGGGTCGTATTTGTAGTGCGACAATTCCTCCATTGCTTTGTATACCTCTTTGCGGATTACCTCCGCAGCTTCAGCAGGAGTAGAGGTATTGACTACATCGACTGCCAGTCTGCCGGGCAGCGCCAGCAGCATTCCACGGATGGTATAGATCAGATCCTCGGTCATTGCGGCCACGTCCTCGGAGCGGTGCATTTTGCCCTGCAGCTCCTTAGCTTCCAGTACCGCTACAATGGCCTTGGCTTTCTTGATGCTGACCTCGGCATCCTGCCGTTCTTTTTCCTGTGGATTGCTGTCCTTTTCTTTCGAAAGGAACTTGATATATTGCTGAACTGCGTCGCACAGAAGGAAGCGGCCACGGTGTGCCGGGGTAACGGTCCCGTCCTGAGCTAATTGCTGCACTCTTCGCGCTGTAACTCCGAGAACTTTTGCAAGCTCTGTAGTGCTGATTTCGGTATCATCCGTAATCTTTATTGCTTCTTTTTCAGCCATATATCAAACTCCTTTCCGGCAAAACGTAACGAAATGCCTGAATTTTTTGCCCACTAACTGAGCGAATTTCGGGGTCGGCGAGCCCGCATGAGATTTTCCCCTCCTCACAGTACCTTTTTGATTGCCAGCCATTTCCAAAACGCTTTGGCATGTTCTCGGTTTACTTGATGACTGGTCTGTGAGGTTGGGTGATTGCTCCGTTTCGTCTCTCGACTTTTCCGGAATAGCTGCTTGGCTTCATCAGCCGTGAATACTCCTGAGCTTTGTCGTCTTCCTCTGCGTATTGAACAGACACAAGGACGTCAGGGAAGTATAGCCTGGCCAGCTTCTCCAGTTGATAGCGGACAATTATCTCAAAAAGAGTGTCCGGATCAGTCTTGTATAGTTTCTCAGCTATAGTCATAACTACACCTCCATAAAATTACCCGGGATAGATTTTCTACCCCGGGTTTGTTCTTTGTTATATCATCGTAAGTGCTTCAGCCTTGCTGTATGCTTTAACTCCTTTTGTCATCATGGCGAGGAAGTCTTCCTTGGAGAAGTCCGATAGCCGGAATACTTCTTCGGGTTTCATTCCCAGTTGTTTTGATATCTCACTTACCGACTTACCCTCATCAATTAGTTTCTTGACGATGGCCTTCATCGGTTCAAGTAAGTGCGTACCACGTGCACGATTGTGTGTAATCGTTCCGTACATATCTCCGGCTTCATCAGTGTGCGACACTATCACCACAGGAACTTTTCCGCCAAGCTTTGAATATAACGGTTCTTCACCTGCTACCGTCCAACGATGAAAGCCGTCTATTATCGTATAGTCTGGCCTCACCACTATGGGTAGTGTCCAACCGTTAGTAAGTATGGATTGAACAAGTAGCTTTAGGTTATCGCGGCTAACCTTGTTCGGGTTATAGTTGTTTGGTTTCAATTTGTCGCGGTCAACCCATTGCAATGATCCCAAGGGGGAGAATAAGTCCATATCAGGCATTATCTTCACCCCCCTCCGTGACGCGGAACTTCTTGGAGTAGTCAGCATAGTCGGAGGCAGCGCTCATAACAATAGAGCGGAGGGTCCTTTGCTTCGGGTCTCCTGCTACAAGGGCATCGTATATTTTCTTATAGTGCTTAGGTTGGAGCATGTAGTCCATTTTCACTATCCGATTACGATACCTTCTGGCAACGGTACGAGTCAGCTCTGTTGTAAAGTATTTGTCAGGATTCTCAAATAGCATATCGTTTACGAGAGCCTTGTAGTCTTTCGGCTTTTCGTTCTCGCGCCTTTGCCTTGAAGACCTGCGGTACATTTCGCTATCCCAATATAGAGCTGCCAGGTATGCGTTAGGCTCTCTCTTGAGAATCCTTTCCCAGAGGCCTGGCTCATACTCGGCAATATGGATTAGCGAGCCGACACAGTCGATTGAGAAGAATTGCGATATCCTCAGTTGGTTTTTCCTTGTGCCGGTTTGATACATCCACAGGTATATAACAGGAATGTCTATGTGCTCATTCCTAAGGTAATACCAAATGTCTTTGGTCGTCCAATCATAGATTGGGTAAATGATATTCTTGCCGGTGATGCTGCTTCCAGCTCCGAGATTCATTGATGCCATATACTGAAGCCGCTGTATGCTTTCCGATGCTCTTACACCAACAAGCTGTATTCCGTCCCTTGTTACCTTTGGGATAAACGATTGGTAGTTATCAATGCCAGGCTTCAGGTCCGGATGGTTGCGAAGAGCGAAGGGAGGGGGGCGCCTTACCCATACATCTTCCTTGGTGTGATCCCAGCATGTATAGCTTTCGTCGTTCGTCAGTTGATTGTACGCGGAAAAATGCTTAACTTCTACGCACCACCAGTCGAAACTGGCTCCGGCCAACAGGAATTTCTTTCGCCATTCAAGCACTTTTTCTTCTACGCTTGTATATATAGCTTCCTCATCGACAAACAGAACGGTCAACAGTTTAGGGTCAATCTCTCCAGCCTTTATCAGTTTCAATGTGATATCGGCCATGACAAGAGAGTCCTTTCCTCCGGAGAAAGACATATACACCTTGACGCCATTAGAAAACACATTCTTTATACGGTTCCGGGTAGCCGTAACAACGTCAATGTTCGTTTTGATTCTCTTTACAGCCATATCCGCTCACCACATTTCGGGCAGAGGATATACCTGTGCTCAACCTCCTCGGCCTTAAATGGTTCTGCGTATCCGGCAGCTTCTCTTACTTCATCCGGCACTTGCCCCGGTGCTTGTGCAGGGATATGCTCAACGGCGGTCTTTGCAATCTCATCGTAACGAGATTCATTCCTATCGCCAGCTTGCCTCATTTCCTCAGCCCGCTCTTCCGGGATAAGGCCATAGTCTGCAATAATGATATTTGCTTCATCGGTATCCATAACGAGAGACTTTAGCATGTCTTCATCAAACCCAGGCACATCGAGATCATCTTTCAGCTCAAGTATGAACTCATCGAATACTGACAGGTCATCAACTCCCAGGTTGAAGATCCTGTTATCAGCAAGCATAAGTTTTTTCTTTTGCTTCTCATCCAAGTCCGATACGACATAGCAATCAGCCTCTTTGCGGTCCATCGTCAGAAGTGTTTCATATAGCCCATTGCCGGCAAGTATGACATTGTTTTCATCTATTACTATTGGACGGATCTGTCCGAACATCTCAATAGAGCGTCGGAACTCTTTTATTTGCTTATCGTTATGGAGACGGACGTTCCGCTCTGGCCGCTTTAGCTCTGTCAGTTTCTTTTTTATCACTTTCACGTTCTCACCCCCTCAAGGAAGTGAGCCGCGCTTTCGATTTTTTCAGCAGCCGCCTTTACAATGGTCGGGTCAATCTCATAGACATCAGCCCAGCCTTCTTTTATAGACTTCATTCCCACGCGAGAGGGCCAAGGGTGCGTTCCGCATCTGAAACCGTCCTTCCATCCGTAAATGGGAGGCATGGGGATTTTGTTGTAGTGGATGTATGCCAGCACCAATTCATGCGGCCAGTCTGCCAGCGGCGAATAACGGGTAACGCCGGCGCCGTTGGTCATGATGTTTGTGCCTCTGCCGACATAGTTGCCGTCAGCTTTGCGGTGGCCGACAATGATAAAATCAAGCTGATTCTTGAGGAAGAATCGTTTGATGCCTGTGCGCTGCACGATCTCAAACCAGTGTGAGACCAGCGTCGAATTGTCCGGGAACAACATGGCCGGATGCTTTGCCAGCCAGTCAAGGTCCTGCCCGGTGTTAATGACTTCACAGCCATCAGGCTTATGCTCAAGGCACCATTCCAGGAAAGCAGGGTATTCCAGGTTGGTGTGAGCAAATATGCAATCTGTTATCCCGATTTTCTTACATATGTCCTCAATCACCAGACTGTCTTTACCGCCGCTCCATGCATAAGCTGCCCGTTTACCCTCGGTGCGGCTTTTGATCTCTTCAACGGCTGTTGCAACAGCTTCGTTGAGCTCATCCAGCGTGACAAGCTCTTCAATGTTCGCCATGGCATCAAGCCAGCGAGCATTATCCATGCTTTGCTTTCTTCCGAGTACGCGCTTCATGCTCCCACCGCCTTTCTCTTCTCAAGGAAGTACCAGGCGAAAGAGTAGAGGATGGAGCCGATCACGATGAAGATGCGAATAGAACTCATGAGAGTCCATACACCTAACACACCCATCGGAATGACGAGCTGCCATGCGGCTATCGTTGCGATGTTGATTGCGATCCCCAGCTTCTTGCCGAACGTGATATAAATGCTGTACAAGAAGGAGGATATGGTGGACACAGCGACAAGCGTAATGAGGATTGCTTTGACCGTATTCAATACGGGTCCGAAGTTCGTCCAGGCAAGCAGGAAAGTGAAGATGAGGTATGCGCCAAAAAGCAGCCCGCCATTCACAAAGGCGCGCTGCACATTGATTTTCCTTGTCCCATCTTCGTTTGTGTCGTTGTAGTCCAGGATCTCAAAAAAGTAAGGGTAGAGGAACGCTCCCGGCAATAGCAGGAGGCATTTTTCTACGCCGGCCGGAATCTGATCGAAGCCCCATGGCAGTACATTCATGTTTCCCTGCGAATAGATTATCGCTGAGATTGTGAGCAAAAATCCTATGACATAAACGGAGAGCCAGCTGGCGTTATCCGTCAGCACGTTCCGTATCATGCCAAAGCGTATGAGCAGGAAAATAAAGAATACGGCCACAGAGTATGCAAGTATCAGACCGAATGTCCTTGTCAGAGGCGTGTCCGCGAAGATCGCCTCGATACCATTCATGTTGATCCACACCTGGAATATACACATGATTCCGACAATGAAGTGCATTGGCTTACTCTGGAAAACATCACGCAGCTTAGGTATACGCGGGGCAAATATGCCAAAAACGATACACGCCAGCGTGTTTCCAAGAGCCCAGAGCAGGAAGGGTATAATACCGTATTCCCGAGTCATCTGGATTCCTACCATGAGTGAGCCGACGCCTGCCCATGTCGCTGCAATTGACATGGAGTAATAGAGCGACGGCTTATTCTTGAACTTGTCTTTGAGTTGCGAAAACACTTGCGTTTTCCTCCTTTTTCATTTTTGCCCGCTGCCGGCTGCTGGCGAACAGTACGGCCCGGGGCGTGACCTCGTGCAAAGGAGAAACACGAAGCCATGAAAACCTCCTTTCTGCAATAAAAATAGCGGCTCCGCTATGGAGCCGCTTGGCTATTAGAATTAGGATTTTTCAGCTTACATTCTAAATGATTATCTATGAAATGTAAATGTACTCTTTTTGCCCTGGTGGACGGAGCCGGATTTGAACCGGCACGGTTTCGCCGATCTATACGATATGTGCACACCTACGTCCTATGGAAGCGTCTCAATCTAACCAAGCTGAATCCCGGATGTTCACCTCAGTCCATCCGCAGCCAGCGTCTACCTATTCCGCCATCCGTCCGCGATAACGGCGGGCAGCCTATTTCCCGCCGTTTTGTAGTGTTGTTGTGTGCTCCTATATGCTAACTATAGCCACCTTTTGCATTTTTCTTCTCCCGTTATGCCGCACATTTCACATGATGCCTGCCAATATTTACAATCTTCATGGACCATAAAATTTTCTCCTTTCGTATTAGATTTATTTTGCGGCTTATAATGGGTTAATTCTTACGACAATTACTTTAACCCAATCATAAGCAGCAACCTTTTCTTCCGCTAATTTCGTTGCTGTTTTATCGTCAAGATCCGTTCCATAAAAAGCATCATATTCTTTGTCTACTAAGGTGCCGTAATCTTCAGATTTAAAATAAATCCTTTCATCAGAAGAGTAGTATTCATCAACCTTAGCACTTCCCCAAGATGCCATCCATGAACCAAAATCATCCGAATACACGCATTCGGTATCAACCATTGGTGCAATTTCAAGGTCAGGATTTTCAGTTGCGAGCCTTACTAATTCGCCTATATTTTCTTGCTGAATTTGAATAGATTTTTTCATAATTATCCTCACTTTCTGTTGCTTTGATTTATTGTTTTCATCTTTTCTATTTTCTTCTGTTGCATCCGCTGTGATTACGGTCTCGAATGAAAATACATTTTCGTCGCAATGTTCACAGTAAAAGGGATAATCGAGAACCGGTTCCGGCTCTACTTTATTACCACATCTGATATGAATACGCATTGTAATCCCCCTCTCACCAAAACTTCAACCACCAAAGCCATTTCCAAAACATTCTTTTAAACCATCCTGTCCCAACACCAAGCCCGATACCATACCAGAGCAATGCATTAATAAGCAATATCACTATGGTTACTACAATAAGCGTGATAAATCTCCCGCGAGTGAATCCGTACATAATAAAATCCTGCTGCAACCATGTTTTTTCAATCATGATCCGATCCCACGCTTTCCCTTAATGCCTTTTCTGTTTCTATGCGAGAAAGAAATACAGTTTTACCGATGTCGTCACCCCAAAAATGAAGTTCGTCAAATTTTTTATTTTTCGGCTCAGCATATATTCTTATACGTATTTCAGGAGTAACCACATTAGTTCTCGCTTCAACGTTATACACAATAAACGCTTCCCCATCGATGTTATAAACTGTATCCCTCGGTTTGCACGGCAACACAATCATCCGTCTTTCCTGTTTATCTTCTTTGTAGCGTTTTAACTCGGATAGGGCGCACGCTATTTCTGCTAATTCTTTTCCGGCCAGGATATCTTTCGGCTCTAAGCCCGTGTCTTCGTATTCGGCAAGGCGGTTTGCAGCATCACCACTCGCACACTTATACGACCAGCAGCCGTATTCTTCATCCCAATAGGTCAATCTCTCAAACATTTGCTTCACTCCTTTACAACCATGTTTCTACGATGACCGGGTCATCATTCATAAAGGCCTCGTATCTTATCATTCCGTGTGGGATGGTTTCCCTGATTTCATCCATGGTATCTTTCAGGACTATGTATTGAGTAGGTTTATTGTCAATATCCCACAACCTTGCTACAAATTTGTCCGGATAGTCTTTTGACCCATTGTAGACTACGATTATAGGCACTTTGACAATGTTCGTCATGTTGAAACCTCTAAAGGTTTTCAGAACCATATCGGGTTTCTTCACCGTAGTCACTCCTTTCTATTCACGCTCGATCCACTGAATGCCGAATAGCAATGCGCTCATTTTTTCACAGGCAATATCTAAGTCCTTGTAAACTGTTCTGATATCAATGTTTTCCCGCTCTGCAACCTCTTTTGCTGTTTCTTGTACTTCGGATAGGTACATTGATTCTAACACTCGATACCGGCGTTGTTCTTCAGTCTTCTTTGATGTAAAGCATATAGTCTGATATGCCTGGATCATTGCATCGATGTGGGTTAACATTATAGCTGATTTTGCTTTTGACCGGATAATCGCCGATACGTTGATGCTGTCTCCCTCCTCAAGGAGATTGCGGAAAAAATCATAGTCTTCGTTTTCAATCTCACTGAGAGAGGCAATGGCATCACCAGCATGAAGCTTAATTTCACGGTAGTTGCGCAGCAATCGTTTTGTGTCTCTCAGACGCCGGTCAGCACGCCTCCGCTTTTCAATTTCCTTTTGCCTTTCATAAGCTTCAATAGCTGCTTTAGAGCCAACCTCTGCCGCAATACGGATGATACCGTCTTTTGTTTTATCTTTATCTTTTGACATAACCCAACATCCTTCCGTTGTTATTTTTTCTTGAATTGAGCTGCATTAGGGCAAGTGCTGAAATGAGAAACATATCCTAATCCGGTTGCTTTGTTTGGCTCTCCCTGGAACTCACAGCTCAGAACTTCACCATTTGGTGTAACAACTTTTCCCGTCGCTTTTGATTTCTGCCAGTAGGGAACAGGGGAGGGGTCACAGGGCATACTTTTCCCGGAGCTGGTCATTATCCAGACTATTTCAGTGCCGCATCCGCGGCATTTACCTCTCCTCATTTGTATCCACCTCCGGAATATCTACCTCTGACTGATTCTCTATATCAGCTCCGCAGTAAGGACATTCAGGCCTTACTTGCACATCCAAATCTGCTGATGAGTAACATATCTTTTCGCATTTTAAACATTTAAAAGCTTTCATTCTTTTCCCTCTCTTTCAACCATGGTTGGTATTCTGGAGCATGAGGACATCCGGATTCATCACAACAATTAAATCCCATGCACTTGTCATTTCTCCAGTAAGGGCATTGGGTGTAATCTTTCTCATATTCCCAGTTCCAAAGCCCTTGTTTCCCTTTTGCAGGTATTGGTTCCGGAAACATTGACATTTTTGAGAATTCCCATGCAAAGCGGCCTTTTGTCCAATCTCCAAATAGAATCTCGTTACCGCGGATAAACTCTACTTTATCGAAATTATAAGAGGTATCTGGGCACTTCACAATATGAACACCATTGTCCACAGTGTCATATATTTTATAACACCCGACAAGCTCAGCTATCGCCACAATGCTGCCTAAAGGAAGCGTGTCTATCGGAGTCATAAGCGCAAAACCAACAGCATTCAGGAATCTTGACTTGGCTTCATATGATGGATGGTAGCTCCATTCACCCAGGGGAAAGCACTCTTTCAATATACTTTTAATACTCTTGGATGCTGCATGTATGGCTATCGGACCACGGTAATTAGTCTCCCATGAACGTGTTTCAAATTTTTTCGCACCGCAGGCAATGAGAGAAGCCCACGGTTGCCAAAGTGTTATTGCTTTCATATCAATCATCTCCTTTCTCCAGCAACTCCGGCAATGGCATCCAATGAGTGATTTTTACACTGTTTTCACCTACTCCACCGCCAGTAAACCATCCTTCGTGCCTTAATTCCTTTTGATAAATGCCAAATCCCATTTTCCCAAAAGCATCGAGACACCATACTATTTTTGAAAATTTATGTTTGCCAATACACTCTGGTAACCTATCATCCACAGACACCCATGAGTTTTCTCTTTTATTCCATGAATTTATTGCTAATTTCTTACCATTATCATGGGACAGTCCGTATTTGTATGGCATTGTTGCAAGGCAATTCGTACACTGTAGGTAGTCGATATAAAAATCTGGTTTTCCTCCGCAAAATGGGCATCTTTTAAGTACCATTTTCATACCTCCTGTTTATCATCTACAAGCTTATAGTCGCCATTGTTCACGACCAACAGCATATCTGGCTCTTTCCACCATTCCGCTACATCCTCAACAGTTTCCCATCCCTGTACGCCTGTTTTCTTATAGCCCTTGATAGAAGCGAGATTGGTCATCATCCCTGCAGCCGTATATGACGAATTCGCCGTTTTCCCTAAGAAAGCCGAAAATATCAATATCTTTCAAGTCTTCCTGCAGCTCGCCACCAATAATTCTGGCGAAACACATTTTAGGGCGGTCTTTCTTCATAATTCTTCCTCCTTTTCCGGCTCGAAGCCTATTAAGTCGGTAATTCCTAACTCACCATTACCGCAATTACACACACCAGTCATACCTGGCTTTAAATCTCCCCAAGATTTCGGAAAGTCAAAATCACAAATGATACAAGAGAGAGCTGTTGTACCGTTTGGAACATGCGTATCTTTATTCAGCCGGCCACATTTTCTGCACTTGTATACTAAAAATCCGCTATTCATCCTTACCTACCCATCCACAGCGGCAGCGCAGTGGGCCGTATCCGCCGTTACCACAAGAAAGTCCGCATTCTGGACAAATACCATCAACAAAGATAACCGGTTCTCCCGGAAGTCTTTCTCGTTGAGGAGCTGTTTTGTCTGGCCTGTTATCATCTGGCAGAAATCTTTGCCCGCAGAATACACATTGAGTGTAGCTGTACGGCATTTCTTTACAACGTGGGCACTCTGGCTCTCCAAACGGAATTATCTTGTCAGCCATACCGTCATATGAAGGTATCCAGTTAAGCTGAACTGGTTTTCTCAATCCTCCAATAGGAACACGAATATGTTTCCGGTATAACTCAATAACTAATTGTTTTGCGTGCCAGTTCCACCATGTTTTGAAATTCCAAAACCAGCGGTATTCGTGATATTCACATGCCGGGTGTTTTTCGTTTATTCCTTCTCGTACTTTTCCACCTATGCAATGAGGCTTGACGCCTTTTCTTGGCTTATAGTGATAGTCGAATACTCCGGTATGCCTTTCCTGCAAGCCTTTTGCTCTTGCATCTCTCCAATTTTCACAATAGCGAAAGCAAGTACCACATTTTTTCATCTGCACAATACCTCCTGTTCTATATGTTCAATTCTGGCGCCGACGCTTTGCAGCCTGCGCCATTTCCGCTGATATTAGATTAGATTTTTCTCCCGCTCAAAGAATGTTGCTCCGCACCGGACACAGTATTGAGGCCTTATCCGCTGAAACTCTGTGCAATCGTCGCAGTTCGTCTGACCGGCAGTGCAGCCTTTAATATCATGCCATTTCATACACATATGCCGCTGCCAGTATGGCTCATATCCGAGCTGGTTTCTCCGGATCAGCAGTAGCTCCATAAGCCTTGTCAAATCCTTCTTTACCGGAACACGCCGTCTGGCTTCAAATACTGTCAACTCCGGCTTGCCTGTTCCCCATGGACCATCACCAAGCATAGCGCGTACCTTATCAGCATTCTCCGTGCGATAAAAGTCGTACACGCGTCCTCGGATAGCCTTTTCAGATTTACCGAGCACTTCACCGATCGCTGCGTAGCTGCAGCCAGCACGAATCATATCGGCGAGCGTCTGAAAGTGCCAGTCTTCCCATGACTTATGATTGTCTGCTTTTACTGGCCGCTCCTTGAGGCCAAGGTCACAGATCCGGCGCTGAATTGCCCCTGCGGAACGTCCAAGCATCTTTGACAGCTCAGCATATCCGTACTTAAATTGCTTGAGGTAGTCTTTCAGGCGAGCATCTTCCTGGGGAGTCCATGGATCCTTGCGGTAATTCATATTGAATTCAAAGTCCTTCCGGCGCTGCTCTGCTACCCAGTCCGGTTCTTTGCCTAAAATCAGCGGTTCCATTTTTGAGAAGTCTATGAAGCTTCTATTTTTCTCTGCCCATTCCCAAAACTCGTCTAAGTAGACAACTCTCCAGGTGTTTTGATTGTTTCTCTTGTTGTGGACCGGCAGCCCTCTGTTCTTAACCCAGCTCGTCATTTTGTATGAGTAACTTTTGTCGGAGCCGGTTACTGCCGCAAGGAGCTGATTTAGGGTGATATACTCTCCGCTTTCAAGGAAGGGCGGGAGGCCCAGGCGTTGTACACGAACCATTATTGCATTTTTGCTCCGGTTAAGTTTCTTGCACAAGCCTGGTACCGACATTTGACCCCAATTATCAGAGAGGAATTGTTCTTCCTCTTTTGTCCAATTTCGCCCCTGTCCCATTTACTCGTCCGCCTTTTTAAATAGGTCATGTGTTCCATCACGCATGGCCTGCTCTTCATCAGAAAGCTCATATCCCAAGGAGGTAAGAAAGTCATATACACGGTCGAGATTCCCGTTCTCACCGTGAGAGCAATCCCAGTGATAATATCTTTCTCTTTCGTCTTCGATTAAGCAGTATGCGAATAAAAGCATATATCTTTCGGGCTGTGCTGATATCTCTTGAATAAGCTCTTCCAGGGCTATGTCCTCGTCCTCACTTAATTCGATACCAAGCAGATCGGCCATATCTTCAATGTCGATACCGCCATAAGTTTGGACCATGCCTTTTGTGCAATACTCAGCTATCTTCTCCATGCTTTTCTTGGCCTTGGTGTTGGATATGCCCTTCATGAATTCTTGCCGGAGGTTAAATGCTCTTTTCGTGATTTCATCAAGCGCATTGTATTTTGCTTGCCGCAAATCTCTTTTTTCTTTTTCAGCCGTGTCCTCTTCGGTCTCAACAGCTTCCTTGTAGAGCGTGATGTAGCCATAGTTAGAGATAAGGTAGTAATACTTTACTTCTCCAGCATCATCCGGAATTTCAACTTCATCATTCCGGGATAGGTAGTAGGAAGTGACCCACCTCATACCGCTTGAGTTGTCTATTTGTGTTGCGAAGGTACTGAGTTGTTCGATGTATTTAGCCATGTTCTTGTCGGCTTTTTCCTTGTCGATCGCTTTTTGCAGCTCATACTTGAAATTGGGAGTGCCTATCACATCAAGTACTTTGTTGCGAAGGGTAATGTCCTCAATCTTCTCCAACTCCGCATAGTCCATGAGGGTGACATTGCGCTCGGCCGATGCCTTGAATTTCTCCGGGTCAAGCTCCAATAGTTTCACACGGCGCCTAACTGTAGTTTCTGAAAAGCCTGTTTTCTCGGATATGTTTGCAAGGCTTTCTCCGAGATCCAGCATCATCTGGAAGCCTTGAGCTTGTTCGTATACGGTCAGGTCGGACCTTTGCATGTTTTCTAAAAGCATGGTTGCAACTTGCGTCTTATAGTCCATCGTAGATACTACACACGGCAATTCTGTAAGCCCGGCCAATTTTGCAGCTTCAAATCTCCGATGTCCAATTACAATGCGGTAGTATCCTTTTTCGTATTTATCAAGCTCCACAACAGTAAGGTTTTGAAGAATCCCCTGGGCTTTTATACTTTCAGCTAACTCCGATAGATCTCCGAGGTCTTTCCTTGGATTGTCCGGATGGGGATGTAATTTATCAATTGAAATATTTTGTATCATGATTTTTCTCCTTTCGATTAGAAAAATGATAATTGACCGTTTGCTCCTACGGTATATTCTTTCTTGCTTTTAAGTGGTTCGTCCTCAGGATCAGCAGCCTTTTCCGGCTTACATATCCGCGATAGCTTCTTTATGGTGCGCCGGAAGTGCCACGCATCAAGGAAATAGAGAGGGGTGTACCAAACATTCTGATTTTCCAGCGGCTCTGTCGGAGGAGTAGTCAACGTGTTTCCGACGATTACATATCCGGCACAGCCGAGAAGCGAGAGTTGTATGTAGCACATCATGGCAGCCGTGAAGTCGATGTCCTGAGCGACGAACTCAATATATTGTTGATAGTTAATGCCCTGGTCTTTTGCTTCATTGGCAAATGCTATAAGCAGAGCGCCGGCTCCGCAGCAGGGATCGTTTACGGAAACATAGCCTTTCCTTTCGATTTCCGCTTTTAGATCACCGGCGCTTATCTTTGCCATCATCAGGCACACGCTGTAGGGTGTGAAGAATTGGCCATTGTGGTCATTGCCTAGCTCAAGTCTCATGTACAGTTCTCCGAGTAGATCCTGAGAAGGGTTTTCCTCGTAAGCATTTATCAGATCTGAAAACATGGCGCAGAACCGGTTCATTTCTTGCTCGTTGTACTTTTTAGAAATGTCTGCGTACAGCTTTTCGCGTTCCCCGCGCTTTTTGAGATCAGCCAGTGAAAGAGTGCAAGCCGCCATCGCAACGAAATCAGACCATACCGTCCACCTGCTATGTCTTCCGGAGCTGAGTTGGCTTTCAAACTTCTTCACTATTGCTTTTTGGTATTCATCTCTCAAGCGCAGAGGTTGTGCCATTTTTATTCACCCAGCCCTTTCTCTTCCTGTTTGTCCGGAAGGGTAGAGGGAACTTGCTTTATGACGGGGGCTTTGGCGCCGGCTTCATATCCACGCATGTATATCCGCTGCAGGTATGCATCCATCTGCTGCCTGTCCATACGCTTAATGTTTTTGTAGTCCTCACGCTTCAGCATCGTCTTCGCTCCCTTCGTATTCCTCGCTGTCGTCATCAAGGTTGTCCTCAAGTTCATCAGATTCATCAGATTCATCGAAGAGAGTGAGCTGAGCATCCTTGATCGGTCGCATGACATAATCGCTCTTGTCTTTATCCCATACAAGCTCATACTCAGCACCGCCAAGGATACCGCTCTTTTCATCCTTGTACGACATTACAGTAGTCACTTTGTGTTCAAACTTCGGGATTATGACTTCGCGTTCAGCTTCGTGTCTATGCTCTTCCAGGTCAGGTGCAAACCCTTGCGTAAGGTTGATTTTAAGTGAGATTTTTAACTCAGCCTTTTCACCCTCTTTTTGAATCATTGTTGAGAGTGTCCTCCTGAGCATCTGGTTGAAGTCTGTCTTTAGTCCATTAAAAGCTTCGCTATCAAGGGATAATCTGTACTCTTTTTTGTTCATAACTATTCTCCTTTCAAATTTTCCAACAGTAACAGGACGCCATTTTGCGCTATTGCAACCTGATATTTTTTTAATTCTTCTTCTGTGACATATTTCCGACCGTATATCTCTTTCATGTTCTGCCATACGCTCCAGGGGATCCGATAAACCTCTCCGGAATCGAATCCAACAATGACAAAACACAAAGCTCCAAGCCGTTGATATTTCGTCATCTGCTCAGCCTGGTCATAGCTGACGCGGCTCTGCTCCATCCGGTCGGTTGAGGTAAATTTTGCTTCAAACAAAACAGTCTTACCGCCTCTGATTGTGCCTTTATAATCAGGCTGAGCTTTTTTCTCAAAGAATGCGATAAACTTCCCATTCCCGAGTGACTTCGACGGACGCAATGGTTCGGGTGTTTTTTCAATTACTGCGATACCTTTGTACTCGTAAAATGCAAAAGACTTGTCTATGTATTCTTCAAAATGCTTGCCTTTCGCCTTATTGATAGTGCCCTGGTATTGTCTCATAAGACTCTTTTGATTCATTCTAAAAACCCTCCTATGTACGCAGCTCCACCGAATATTACAAGGCCTATGATGGAGTTAAATATACCTTGCCCGAGTGATATACTATCGGTTTCCATAGCTCCAATTGTCCCTATCAGAAACAAGAAGCTAAGAAAGCAAATTATGCAGCATACACATTTAGTTATCAGTTGTTTTTTCATAACTCCTCCTATTTCTGGCGCCAGCTCGGTCCAGTCATAACGATGCCCCGGCACATTTCCATGAGGCGGTCAATCGTGGCTTCAGCTGTTATGCTGTCACCCGTTGCCTGTGGTGTCATCCGGGCAACAAGTGCTTTATCATCATAATTGGTGGTGACAATGATCGGCATATAAGCTTCATACCGGCCATTGATAATGTTGTAAATCGTTGAGATAGCCCATTCGGTCGGCGGTTCCTTTCCCATGTCGTCAATAATAAGAAGCGGTACTGTTTTGTATAGACTTAGTACTGTACCCTCATCTGAGTTCCCACGGACGAACGTTCTTTTTATCCTTTCAAGCAGGTCTATCATTGTCATGCAGATAACCGGGGTACCCCGATGTATTAGCTGATTTGCTATCGCTGCCGCAAGATGCGTTTTTCCTGTTCCTTTAGGCCCGCATATGAAAAGCCCGTTCCGCCCTGGTTCCGGCTGTCCGTGTTTCGGCAGCAGCTTGTCAAAATTGTCTGCATACTTTTGGCATGCTATGGCCGCCTGCCGGTTATGTTCGGTGATTTCAAATGTGTCAAAAGTCCTCCTTAAGAACCGTTCACCCATGCCGGATTCGCCAATTATCCTTTGGATCCGTTCCCGGAGCTTCCGATCCTCTTCAGCTTTTCGCTCGGCCTCTTCTTTTGCCTTGCGCTCGGCCTCGGCTTTTTCGTACTCGGCCACAGCTTCCGGACAAGTGCAGCGCTCCGGTCCGTAAGGCATCCATATAACACGGTTTCCTATGCGCATTCCCTTGGTGTAACGCGTTGCTCCGCAGTATATGCAAGTAACCGGCGCTGGAGGATCAAACTCTGCAGCTCTCGGGTCATTGCTCATTATGAACATGTCAGTTTCCTCGCTATTTTCCTGTTCCTCAGCTTTCGTCTTCCGTTGAGCTTTCGTCTTCTGTTGCCAGCTTGAAGCCTCCTGAGAGTGTGAAGTTTCCATCGTCCTTCCCAGAATGCTTTTTATCGACTCCAATCCCATGCCTCTTACCTCCTCTATCTCCGCCATATTTGCCCTCTCTGACCTTATCCATGTTGGCGGCATTCATCAGCCAGTCGAATGTCGCTTTCCAGTTCCGGTCATTTTTGCCCTTTAAAATATTCCTTGAAAAAGTCCAAGTCAGGATGTTCTTTCCATCGGGCAGCCACTGCGATTTTTCTTTTGCCGTTAATCCCCAATACTTCTACAAAGCTCGGACAAGTTGAATTAAAGAGCTCACGAATCTTTTCATAGGGAACAGGTGGAGGAGAATTGGATGATTTATCATCATCAATATCATTAGGTACTGTATTGTTAGGTACTGTTAGGTTAGGTACTGTAATTACAGAATTATCTACCGTATTTCTGCCGGAAATTTGCCTGTTTTTACTGTTATCTACTGAATAACCGCCGGTAATTAGTGGCATTCCCGCTTCTTCTGGTGTCCTTTTGCCTTTTTTTGAATTGCAAGAGCGGCAAGAAACAACGATATTGTCAATCGTGTTTTCTCCATATGGGTCAACATGGTCATAAGTGCCTCCGTCTGGACCTCTCCGGTCTTTCCAGTTAACGGTTTTTCCGCAATACTGACATATATCGCCGTCCCTCAGTTTAACTGCTCTTGTAAGCCTTAAGTCGTTATACAAAGAGTACTGCCTTTGCCTGTATTCAGCTTGAACCTTACGTTGTTTGAGCAGTTTCCCAGCATAGTCGTACCAGTCATGTATCTCCAACCCACCGTCTTCATTGGCATCAAGAAAACCAGCTTCCAGAAGAGCATTAACAAACTCTTCAGGATCGCCTTTCCACATGACTGCATCAGCAATATCTCCTGCCTCGTATTTGGAAAGATCTCCATCTTGTGCAAAGTCCAATACCCACCACCACAAATAATGGAGATATCCGACGGCTTCAGGCCAAGAGATAGAGAGCAGCCGTGCAAGTTTTTTCATTTTTGGGTGTCTTCCGATTTCTTGGTTACTTTCTATCCACGCCATCCACTGAACCCCCTTTCGTTTTTGGATAGATAGACCGCCCGCTAAGAGCGGTCTATCGTGAAATCAGAATGGAAGTTCATCGTCGCTCCCATCAAGCTCAGTGAATCCGTCATATCCAGAGGATGGCGCAGAGCTTGCCGGTGGTGCAGCGCGGTACTGGGACTGATAACCGCCGCCGTCGCTTTCCTTCTTGCTGTCACCGAAGTAAACCTTCTCGGCGACTATTTCAACGGCTTTGTGCTTCGATCCGTTTTTGTCTTCCCAGGTGCGGGTCTGCAGACGGCCGGCTGCGACTACCATGCGGCCCTTTGAGAAATACTTGGTTACGAATTCGGCTGTGTTCCTCCATGCCAGGCAGTCTATAAAGTCGACCTGCTTTTCGCTGTCTTTTCCTGAATAGTCACGCTCAACGGCCAGGGTAAAGGAGGTAACTGCCGTTCCGCTTGTTGTGTAGCGCAGCTCCGGATCCTTCGTGAGACGCCCCATGATCGTGACGTTGTTAAGCATTGTCATCACCCTTTTCCGGAGAGGGAAGCGGACCGAAGACGAATGCCAGAGTGTCCTTCATGTTGTAGGATTCAACGGTCTTATAGATCTGGCCTACGATCTCAAGCTTCGCCTCGGCTTTCACAAGCTCCTCGAATCTGGATACAGGGATGGTGATGTGGTCGTGGTCGATGCAGAGCTCCAAGGTCTCACCGGGGAGCAGCATTCCTTCTTTACGTTCTGTGTTTTCCATAGTGGTAACTCCTTTCATCGTTACAGATTTTGATAACCTTCTTGCATTGCGGCACGTCAAACATGCCGATGTGTGTATCTTCGGGCCTGAGCCCCATGCGCCCGGCCAGCCAGGCATAAGCTTCGTTGCGCCCCATCCTTTTGGATTGCCAGATTGGATCGAACGCTTCATGGGCTACCATTTTCCAGTAGCGGAGTTCTTTGTCGGCCAGGCGGCCTTTCGGCCTGTCCGTCCCCTTATGAACCCCTACGTAGGCGTCACATGGGCGGCAGAGATAAATCATGCCGTAGCTTCGCCCGTAAACAACCTTGCTGTCGACATACTCAGCCTTGCGGCCGCAGTATGGACAAATCACTTTTTTCGTAGTGCATCCTCCTCACAAGTAGTTTTTTCCAAACACTTTCAGGAAGAGGGCATGTCCCCAGATGCTTTCGAACTTCGCTTGAGTATCGCGCTTGATTGTCAGGTCAAGTTGCCGGTCGAAGTGTACGCCGCGGTCGCTCATGTTGTGCCAGTCGGCCCGGAGCCAGATCCAGCAGCCATACTTCTCAGAGTTGGAGCGGTTTATGCCGGTCAAGTAGCACTCCTTGTGGTCCTGCATGATACTCTTCATATGCCCCAACCTTCTTTGTATTTGGCCAGCTGCTCCGGCGTGTCGGTTTCAATGCCGAGATCCTTTGCAACGTAGATAGTGCCGTCAATCAGCCGGGCCATTTCCTTGCTGTCAAGCTCATGAGTGTGCTTGTAAACCAGGTAGCAGTTGAACGTACGGCCGTTTTCCTCCCGGACATCGAATATCTTTGCGTAGGGATAGATTTTGTCGATGTTCACGGATGCAGGGAGCTTGAAGCCAACTGTGTAACCGTCCTCATCCTTTGCCAGAGAGCCGTATTCAATCACAAGGCTTTTTTTGACTTCATCGTTTCCTAAGCCCTGGGCCTCGGCTATCTTGTTGACAAGGACATGGAAGTAAGCATTTGCGTCTTTGCTCCGCTTCTCCCGGTACTTCTTGATTTCAATGGAGACATCGAATTCCTTGAGTTTGTCGAAGTCGTTGCGGAAATCAGCGTCGACTTCAACCGTGATACGCTGTTTGTGGTTCATGCCGAAAGTGAGGTCGATTAGTCTGCCTATCATTGTTTAGACCTCTTAATACAGCACTCCGCACATAATATGGCGTTGTATGTTTTTTGACTTCCTGCCACAATCTGATCTACCGTTTTCCCTTTGGCAGGAGTTATGACCTTATTACAGTCGGTGCATTTGCGAGTTTCAGGCTTTTTGGGCTCTGCTCCGTTGCCGTCGTCGTCTTCGTCAGAAGCTAACCCTAATGCTGCAGCCAAAGCGTACCTTCTTGCATATGTTATTGCGCTTCCTGCTCCTTGCGCTGTAGCTTTTTCTGCTTTCAGCGTTAACGGTTCAGTTTCTATCCATTCTCCGCTGGTGTGCATAATTAGTGTGGTAACACTTATATTTGAACCATCACCGCCACAGGACTGGCTATAGCTCAATCCGTGCTTATGTAGCACGGGCTTTGCAGTATCTACTACAACTTCAAGAGGAGCATATTTGCTTTTGTAAAAAGGGTTATCTGCTGAACGTGGAGGATTTTTAACTTCTCCTTGAAACGCACTCATAGCCGCTGCAAGAGACTTAATTGAATCGCTCTTATTCATGGCCGACCTCCTTCTGCAAGTTATTGTAATGAGAACAGAAGTTACATACAGAGCAATAATCCATGCACTTCTTGTCTTCTCCGGGCCTTTTGTCGATATAATCCCCGCCATTAGATGCCTTCCAGTTTTCTGCATCCTCCATAGAGTCAAGTACTCTCAATGCAGTCTTGCGGCCTTTCTTCATGACGGCATACTTATCACCTGAGTTGTAACGCTCTTCGGGTGTACATAGAGGTAATTCATCGTCAGGTAGGTTCTCGCACCTGCGAATTTCAGCGAATCTGCCAGTAAGCCATTCCTCTATTTCTGCAAAATCCCTGTCAGTAAAACTGAATTTTATTACCTTAACAGGCAGAGCAGGGTAGTCAGCCTTTATCTTTGCGTCACGCTTGCTGTGGTCTTTGAGGATTCCTACTATTTCGCCTTTTTCAACTTCAAAGCCGATCTTTCGCAGCATGTACCCATAAATCAACAGCTGTTTTTTCCAGTCATCATAATCGCCGAATATCACCTTCCATACAGAACATGTTTTATAGTCTGTAATTTTCTTTTCTCCTGCGTTGTAAAGGTCGAATATACCCGAAAGTGTATACTCGCCGAATTCCGCAGTTAGCCTTGTTTCCTTGAATTCGTCATCCGCTTCCTGCTGATTTTCCAACATGGAGTGTACCGCTTTGCCAAACAGCAGCCATATCATATCTGATACATCCTGTTCAATTTCATCTGAATGGCGTTTTTCCAATATAGCTTCCCTTGTTCCCTTTAGTAGGGCAGTCGCACTGTACCTTTTAGGTGTCGGGGTGTAGTCTGATTGAGCCATCTCTACAAATACTTTTGGCAGGCCCATAACATTAGTGATTTTCATTGTGATTTTGCTCCTTTCAATATTGGTTTGTTTTCAGAGGCGGCTTTACGCCTAATGTACTTCCGCACTGTATGTGCAAGCCAGTCCTGCATTGTACCAAATCCATCGGCCTGGACATACTTTTTCAGTGCTGCGTACTCATCGTCTTCAAGTCGGCAAGATATCCGGCAAGTGAGACGGTGGCCGTCACCTTTTTTCTTCTTGGCTTTGGCCAGGTGATCTGGATCGAACCGGGCATAAAGTGCATCCAGGGCGTCGCGTCTGATCTGAACTCCATACTCATCGCCACGCTCACATTTGCTCTGCATTGTCTTGTCGTATTTGGGGTAGATGCCCCTAACGACTTCTACCATTTCCTTAGCCGGCAGCTTCCGACTAATACGAAGTTCCCGCAATTCCTCAGCCATTCAGACACCCCCTGACCTTATTGACTTTCACAGGCGGCACTGATAAACTGACCTTAGATGTTTTCGAGAGAGGCCTTTCCCGTGGCGACGGGTTGGTCTCTTTTTTTGTTTCGCAATCACATTTTTCATTCGGATCCAGATTGCTGTTACATATTGAGCAAGTGCGATAGTACATCACTGCACCTCCTTGAGTCCAAAGTAATTCAACCAGAACTGCTCACGACGTTCTTCAATATGTCTGTCTTCAGGGTATTTTTTCTGCCGGGCAAGAATCTTTTCTCCACATTTAGGGCAGAAAGCCTCATTTAGAATCGGTATCAGAATTACATCATTTCTCCCGATGAGACTTTCAAGACATTCATCACAAATAGGGGAGATATTTTCCGAATACTCAACCAAATCAAGCCATGTGATTTTCAACCAAGCGATACCATTTTTATGGCGAAAAAACTCAGCCATCTATATGCTCCTTTCTGTAAAAAAGCTAATAACAAGTTTTGCTTCTTCCTCAGAAAGCCCGACCATTTCATCACACTTTTCCTTACAGACAAAACAGGTACCGGCAATATAATCTGCACCGTCCCAGATTCTAAAGTTGTACGGCAAATCATCAAGCTTACCTTCTTCGTTAAGTACGAGTATCAGCTCGCGGCTGAGTGCTTTACCGCCTGGAATGGCGTAAGCGGGGATGACTTGGATGTATCCACCTACTACTGCTTGCATTGATTCCAAGTCCCGGCCAATTTCAGTAATTCTAGCCGGCTTTTCCGGTTCAATAACGACGACTCTAATGCTCCTTTCCATCGATAGTGCTCCTTTCGTTTTTTAATTTGCAGCTTTCTTCGCTGCTTTCCTTGCGTCCAGGAATTCCCGTCCTCCCGGCTGCTGAAGGAAGTCCTTAACACATTCCAGTGTTGATTCGGCGAGATCATCTCGCACATGTTCAGGAATAGCCAAAAAATTAATCTTGATTGTATCTGTCAGCTCGACATCGAATTCTCGCCGAGTTCCTTTCAAATCGGACACCCCCTTTCATAACAGGTGCATAAATGCGACTACTGGGCTAAAAAAATTTCTATTGCTTCAGATTTAGACAATTTCAGAATATCGCATATCTTGTGCATATCTCCAATGCGGAGACTTCCGTTTTTCAGCCTCCGGTAGAAAGTGCTTCTGTCTATGCCCATTTCATCAGCAACAGCTTCTTTTGTAGTCGCACGTTCAGCGATTTTCCCGTTTAATTTGTTGATGTCCATGCTAAACATTACTTAACCCCCTTCGTCGGTCGTTGTCGCATAAATGCTACTTTTGTCTTAAGAATACACTTTGTTGTTGTTCTTGTCAACATAAAAGTCGCAATTTTGAATATTTTTATGTTGCAATATTGCGACATCAATGTTATACTATTTTGCGGAGGTGATTCCCGTGACTACAGGTGAGCGCATACGTGCGCGTAGGAAAGAGCTTGGTATTACAGCAGATGTGTTGGCTGAAAAAGTTGATGTATCACGGTCAACGATATTCAGATGGGAAAATGGATTTATTGAAAAGATGCCAATCGACAAGCTTGTCCCGATAGCTCGCGTTCTTCAAACGACGGTTGGTTATCTTATGGGATGGGACGACGAGAAGAACATACCCGTCGTTGGCGCCGAAGACGGGTATGAGAGTGAAGCTATACGTTTTTTTTCTTCTCTCCCGGAGAATCGAAAGCATGAGGCTTTAAATTATCTTCGTTATCTTGCAACGAATTCAGATAAGCA